CCGGTCAAGACGCCCGACAACTTCCTCACCACCCGCGCCATCGAAACCAAGTCGGGCTGGGTCGGTCAGATCATCATCTTTTCCAACATCGTGTGGGAGAGCTTGGAGGCGCACGAGACCGAGAAGCTGGCCTTGGGCGAGGTGAACCAGCACATGGTGGGGTGCCTGGCCTCACTGTTCTCTGTTGGCCAGTAGCCGGTTGGACCAAGTTGGTCCGGCCGGCTAGAAGGCTGCCGGGTTCAATGCGTGTTGCAGGCGCCTACGTGACCGGTGATGTCCACGACGCCCGCCAAGTCTGCGGGCCGACCAGGCCGTCCTGACTCAGCCCCTTCTCCGCCTGGAACTGACGGGCGACGGAGGACGAGCCCGGACCGAACATACCGTCGGTGACGATCGTCCACCCCCTCGCCGCCATCTGGGTCTGCCAGGTGGCCACGTTGGTCGTGTCCACCCCGCCGTAGTAGCCCGAATGGCAGTTGGGGTCATTGGAGGGCTGGCCCAGGTAGTGCCCAGGCGGGTAGGGGAAGGCCGGGGCGTCGCCCCGTATCGGGGGTGGTGTGGGCTGCGGTGTCGGCGGCGGCGCTTGTCCACCGGCCATGGCGATGACCTCGTCGATGGGGAAGCCGTTGCCGCAGTCGCTGTGACCCGACCCCCAGCTGCCCAGGTCCCGGTGCTGGCAGACACCCCGGCCGGTGCTCTGAGCCTGTTGGGGGGTCAGCTTGACGATCGGGATACCGAAGGCCGCGGCCTCTTCGGCCACCCAGGCCGCGCAGTTGTTGAGCATGCCCTGGTGGGTCTTCCACATGACGTAGTCCCAGCCCGCCGCCGCCCCGTTGGGGGTGCATAGCTCGGCCTGCACAGCCACCGGGTTGGCGTTGCCCGCCGTCCACGCCTTGTTGTCCCGCTTGACGTACTCCCCGACCGTGTTGAGGGTGTCGTCGATCCCGACGTGGGAGGACACCTGCACCGCGGGCCGGCCGAAGAACGACCCGAGGCTCTGGTAGCTCTGCGCACCCTCGCTGGTGTGGAGAACGATCAGCCTGACCGAGCGGCGGTCCCGGCCGGAGTAGTTCGGGGAGGGCATCCAGATCCGGTTAAGCGTCATCGCTGGCCGCCTCGATGTTAGCCGCCTCGATGTTGGCCCGGTGCACGGCCAGGCCGTCGTCGGAGAGCTTGGTGCCGGCATCCGACAGCCAGGGCTCACTCGGCTCCTGAGCGGGCTCAGGGGTGGGTTCGACCTCGTCAGGGGTGGGTTCGACTTCGTCGTCAGGCACTAGGACCTCCCGGTTGTCTTGTCATGTTGGCTCCTAACAGTCATGGCGACGATACGCCGAAGGACGAGGGCCACACCTGGCCGAGGACAGCCGGGTAGGGCAACGCGGGCGAGACGGCGACGACACGACGAGCAGTGGCGAATTGCACGTTGCCGGGCGCGGTCAACTGCCCGTTCGTACCCATAACGGGTGTGGTTGCGGCCGTGGCCTTGAGCGCGGCAGCGTACACCGCGTAGGTGCTGGAGCTCGTCTGGTTCCAAGTCACAGAATTCGAGACCCCAGGGGCCTGAAGAGCGGCCACGCCGAATCCGTTGGCGTGCATGGCCGAATTCGTCCACGCTATCCAACCCGACGTGTTCGGCGTAACCAAGAGCGGCTTACCCGCTCCGACGAACAGGGCTATCTGCATCTCCAGAACGGCCGCCGAGGTGATGGTCGGCCCGGTCATGATCGTGCTTGTCCCCGTGGCCGTGTTGTTGGCGTCGAGGAGGCTGGCCGTGACCAGTCCTCGCATATCGGCTGCCCACAGCGAAGCGAAGGCCGCAGTGGCCGACCACGTTGCCGTGACGGTTTGGGGGATGGCAGAGGCGGCGACGTTCAACGCCGCCCACAGCTCCGCGGTACCCGGCGTGCTGGTGACCGAGCCGATCTTGGCGTAGCTGTTGGTGCCATCGGAGACACCCGTGATGGTCTGGGCTCCGGTGGTAAAGGTGGCGACCAGGACGTCATCCCCCGCGGCCAGGGAGGCGAGCGTGGCCGCCTGGGTCGTTCCACCTCCGGACGCCCCGGCCACGCTGGTGAACAAGCGGGGAGAGGCGGTCATGCCGTTTTGAAGCACATGTAGTTACTGGCCGGTAGGTTGCTATTTGACTTCAGGAACGTGTGAGATGCCCCGTAATGTGTGACCGTAAAACTCGAACCCGATGCCATGTCGCCAAAATAGGCGATAACGACATGCTTGCTCGGACCACTCATCTTCGGTGAGGTACCCATCAACATCGGATAAACGTAGATGGTCGATCCAACCGTAGCGATACCGGATGGTACTGCCGACGCCGAGGAGAGAAAGGATCCCATGGGAGTATTGCTCGTCGCGGCTGAGAAGACAAGCACGGGGCTATTGGTGATGAGCACTGCCTGGTAAAGAGCCGATGAACCGCCCGCTGGCACCCAGAGGACCATGACACCCTCACCGTTGGGGGTACCGTCCCACTCGCGCAGACGCTCCACGACTGCGACGCCCCCGGCGGACGCTGGAGCACCCGAACCGGATGCGTTGACCCACCCTGCCATCAGGAGCGACGCACCACCGTCGGTATCAACATAATAGGGCGACGCCACGGTACTGCTCCAAAACCCCGTACCGAAAAGAAGTTGGGAAAGAGTGACCGAAAGCGGAAATTGCGGGGCAGCAACGGGCGTACCAGTCCCGTTCGTGGTTGTACCGACCTGCATCCACATCTGCGGAACGCCCGCACTGCTTGAACCGGTTCCGTAATCGAATCGGATAAAGACCGGAGAGGTCGACTGCAAAGCGTCGGTGAACTGGAATACCTCATAATTGTATTTGGTGTTGGTGCCGGAATAGACCGGGCTTGCACCCCAGTTCGCCTGACCGGAGTCGGCGGTCGTGTCCGCCGTGGGCATGGCCGCCGAGGGCGTGATCGCTCCCGTGTCGGTGTAGGTGGTGGCGGTGACCGTGGCGATCAGGAGCTCGGCCCCGACGCTGCGACCGTAGATGCTGTAGCCGACAGCGTTGGGGACCGCCGACCACGACAACTGGACCGACAGGTTGGCCCCGGCGGTAGCGGCCGACACTTCAACGCAGGGGATGGTGACGCCTGTCCCATTGTTGGACCCGCTCACCGCCGAGATCCGGTAGTAGTAGGTGGTGCTGACCGTCAGCGACCCCCCAGCCACCGCCGTCGCCGTCGGGACGAAGGCATTGGCACCCGAGACGGTCGGGACCAAGGCAATAGTCTGGATGATCCACGACCCGGTGGTGCCCAGAGTGCAGGTGGGAGTGCCGGTTGTCCCCGCCACCGGCTGGAGAACGTCGAAGGCACCACTGGTGATGAGCTGGTTTGTCTGCAGCCAGCTGTTGCTGTTGTTCGCCTTGGCCGTGTAGCCAGCCGGAGTACTGAGAGTCGACCCGGGACTGGCGGCGTCAGCCCCGATCAGTTGAAGGACGTAGGCATTGGCGACGGTGGTGGTAAGCGCCCCGGCGGTGGCGGTAGTGCCATTCACCGAGGCGCTGGCGACACCCTGGACGTTGACCGCGCCCGACAAGGCGACGCCCCCGTAGACCAGCAGCGACGCCGCCGTCGCCGTGGCCGTGTTCGACAGGGTGAAGGTGACGGTAGTGCCGCAATCGGTGGACAGCTGACCGGCGGTGCCTGCCGCGTACCGGGAATAGAGGGACTGGGTGACCGGACCGGTCCCACCGGCTGCGGTGTCCGCCCGGATGAGCGTCCAGCCGCTTGGCAACGTGATGGTGGTGCCCGAAACGGTCGTGACCTGAACGAGCATGAAGTCGTTGGTCTTGACGTTGATCGGGATAACGAAGGAGGGACTGGCCCCGCCGGCGGTGGCCTGAGCCCAGGTCTTGGTGATGCGGCTGAAGATGTTGAAGCCCTCGAGCTGGGACTTCGCCAACCCTGCCGCCTGGATAGCGGCGCTCAGGCCCGCCCCCCACTCTGCCGCCAGGTTTCGAGGCAGAGTTATCGGGTTGTTGGGAATGATGCTTACCGTCTGAAGGGCCATGTCACTCCTGGGCGAAGAACAGCATCGTCACCGTGATCGCCCCGCTCGTAGCCGACAGATTGTCAACGGTGAGGGGGATGGTAACCGTCGGCGTCGTTTCCATCGAAGACCCGATGGCGGGTGGGGACACATCGCAGGACAGCAGCGTGGGCGAGCCGACGAACTCGAACATCAGGCCATGATCGCCCGTCGGTCGATTGCCGATCGCCCTGGTGGCGTCGGCTGCCTGCTTGGACGCCCGGTCATACAGGCGGACCCTGGCGGCAACGGACGTTGTCACCGAAAGCAGGCGGTACGACTTGGCCAGGGAGATCGAGGACTGCTCCTGCGTGCCGGTGGCCGACCCGAACGCCAGCAGGGACGTGGTGACATGCGAGGCCGTCTGACGGCTCGGGGAGGAAGCCGTGGGCAGGATCACCACCCGCTTGTCCACGATGTTGGCGCTGCTGACCGAGCCGGCGGCCGCGGGTACGACCACCATGGCCAGAAGAACTTGCGTTGTCGGGTTGAAGCTCGGCCACACCGGGGACGCCGCCGGTGTACCGGCGATGAGCTGATAGCCGGTGCCGAACGTCCACACGACGAGGTCGGTCCGGGGGTTGGTGGTGTCGGCCGTGGCCAGAGTGAGGGAACTGCCCGAGACGGTGCTCTGGACGCCGCCACGCAGGATCGTCCCCGCTGCTACCGACAGACCCAGACTGCCGCTCGAAGTGACAGCCGCCCCGGACACCACCCCGGTGCCGGAGAATCCTGCAATCCAGGCGTCGACGTCACCCTTATCCGGGCGGGCCTGGACGGCGTAGTCGGCTGCATTGTTGCCAGCAGCCGGATCGTTCAGGATCGTGTTCGGCATAGCTCTCCCTCGACAGCTAGTCGACGGGAATGAATCCGACCGCAGGATCCCCGCCGGAGTAGGTAACTATCCCGGTTCCACCGAAGTTTATCGCTCCCCTGCCATTGCTCGAGACGGTCCCGCCGGTGGTGGTGGCCGTACCTGAAGCGGCGAAGACGATGTTCCCGGCACCGGTCAGGATGCCCGTGGTGTCGACCAGCAGGCGCGCCGTCGCCGATAGCTGAACCAAAGCCACTTCGGTTACGGAGGTCGTCCCGATTGTCATCCCGGCCGTGGCGATACCCTGGAACACCCCGTGGGGGACGGCGGAACCGGTAGCGGTGGGGTACTCGAAGGTGTCGGTCCCAAAGGTGCTGACACCGAATCTGAAGACCGCGGGCCCGCCGCTGAGAAGGTTGACCCCGAACATCATGGCCGAGAGGCTGGGATTTGCCGGTGGCGGTGCCGCGTCCTGGGTTACCGGCGCTGCTCCGATGCCCGGACTGGAGTCCGGTTGGTCGACGACGAGTGTCACGACGCGGTGAGAATGATGGCGCCCGAGAGGATCGAGATGGCGGCGCCGACGCCGGGTGTGACCGGGGTCAGTGTCCCGCCCCGCAGATAGGTTCCCGCCGTGATCGCCGTCCAGAGACCGAAGTAGACGTAGCTCTGACCGCCGACCGCGGAGGGCCACGACTGGGCGCTGTTGGACGCCTGACTGCCGCCCGAGGAGGCGGCGAAGGTGATGGCCTTGCGGCCGTCGGTGCCCTCGCCAGTCCCGGTGATGCCCGGGTCGACGGTATGCAGGGACAGGTAGTAGGTGGTGGAGGGGACGATGGCCGCGTTCTGGGCAACGTCAGCCTCTGCGGTCGAGATACGAGCCATCGTTCATCCTTTCACCGTGGACGCACTGAGCTTGGACCGAACTGAAGGTTGCCTCCCGCGCTGGGCACACCCGAGCCGCTGACGCCGAGCGTGACCGCCGTCGAAGGAACGGTCGTTGAAACGAAAGGGACCCGTGGGCGCAGCGACTGGGCGCCCATGGTCAACTTGCCCCGAACTATCGGAGGAGGAGGTGGCACCGGCAGGTACGTCCAGACGACCTGGAGCGAACGCCACGTGTAGATGCATTCTCCGTACCACACCGAGTCGTCATTGGTCTGAGGCAGCCCCGCTCCGGCCATCAGTTGGTAGTCGAAGCGTTGCGTGTAGGTCGGGTACAGGGTCACCGGTTGCTGCGAGCCCGTGGTGATCACATAGGGGGAAGTTTGGTCGGCAATGGTGAGACCGGTGTTGCCGTTGTTGTCGTAGATGGCACCGATGATGCCGAGGAAAGCGGTATATCCCGGATCGGTCGGCGGAGGTGTGGATAGCGGTCCCTGCCATCCGCCGTGGTACACGAAGGTTCCGGTGTTGGAGAACGCCCATTCGAAGAAATAGGGCAAGTCAATGCCTTCACCCTGCTGCTGCGGCAGTTGGGCAGCAGTGGGGACAGGGGTGAACTGGCCTTTGTAGCCAGCCGGGAACTGATTGCTGGTGACGATGACGGGCGGCGCCGGCCGGAATTCCGGATCAGTAGTGACCGAGAACACGGTGTGCGCCTTGCCGATGTTGCCGACATCACTGCCGCCGACGCCACCACCGCCACCGCCCGGGTCGCCCCCGCCCACCACGGTTCCCATCACCCTGGCGATACAGGACCCACTTGTGCCCCACGGCGATGCCCCGACGGCACCGGCGAACTGGGAGCCCGTCCCGTCGCCGGTCAGATTGGCCACAATGGCGGTGTAGTAGGAGCTTCTCAGGGTGGCCAAGGTGGCAGACAGACCCGACGCCCAGTTCGGATAGGATTTCACCCCAGCACTGTTGACCGACACCCCACCGAAGCCCGAGTAAGTGGTGTTGAACGGATTGTTGATCGGCAGCCCTGACGCACCGGCCTTGTTTCCCTCGCAGGCGTTCCAGGCGTCCAGCTTCTGGACGTTGTTGCCCGACCCGGGGGCGCCCAAGCCGTTGAGGATGTCGGTTTCCCAGCTCATGCCATCAGGCTTTCCCTGCCACCCAGCCCGTGGCGGTCCAGTGGTTGGCGGCTCCGTCGGCGGTGGTGACGTACTGACCGGTCGCCCACGCCGTGTCCGTACCATACGGCCCCACGCCGAAGAGCCCGCTCAGGGCGGCCAGGTTGGCCGGCACCGTCGACCCCGCGGGAGTGAAGAAGCCGGGCGTCCCCGCGATCGCCCCGATCGGCCCCGGCACCACGGTGCCAGGGGTGTAGTCGGAGGTGACGCAGATAGCGTTGTTGGCCGACAAAGCGAAGATAGCGGTGTAGTAATACCCGGGATTGGTGGGCGGAGCGCCGGGGAACGGGGCCGGGAACAGGCCGATGCACGACCCGGGCGGGCTGAGATCGGGGGGCGTCGGGAAATCACGGCTGGCACTCGCCCCCCAGTACGACCGATCGACGTAAGTTCCGTACGCCGCCGGCCCGCCGGTACCCGCATCTGCCACCGACTGCTGAATCACACAGACCTTCTGTGGGGTCAAGCAGAACCACCGCCCGCCACCGATGCCCGACGCGTGGATGATCCGGGTGAAATCCCCGTAGGGCTGGGGATGTGCGTTACCGAAGCCTGGCCCCAGCGGCAGAATATTCTTTTGATGGAACACCCCGCCCGACGGTTGCCCGGTGGAGGGATCCAAGGCGATGACCAACGGCGCACCCATACTGCCGGCAGCGGCGACATAACCGGCTTCGTTGATGAAGCTCAGGTACAGTCCACCGGTAAGATCACGCTGGAAATACGGTCCGTAAAGACGCTCGTAGCCTTGAGACACAGTAGAAATAAGAGACTCCGGGACCTGGGATTGGGAGAGAATGTTGCCGGACGTGTCCATCTGCATCAGGAAGGTGGCCTGCCCAACCGCCGCACCGCTCCCGCCGGTGTTGCCCTTCACCGCGATCACCACGAAAGTGCTAGACGACAGGCGGGCGATATCGGTGATGTAGTAGTTCCCGCCCACCGCATTATTCGACACGATGGTGGTGTGCCAGGAGGGCACATTGATCATCGGCGCCGGGGAGCCGCCGGTGATCACGATGATGCCCTCCGACCACTGCCAGGCCAGACCGAGAATCCCCTGGAAAGCGAGGCTGTTGTTCGGGACGGCCACGCTCAAACCCGGCGCCAGGCAAGCGATCGGGACGCGCCCACCGCCAACACCGCCAAACTGGGAACCGGGCAACTCGTTCGAGGACGTCAACGCCGGAGTGCCGGAAAAGTCGTAGGTGTAACAGTGCAACCCGACGCTGACCTGAGACGCCACGTTGGACGTGGTGAACGCCACCTCGCTGGTGCCGGACACGACCGACGCACCGGCAATCGCCGATCCGGGCGTGTCGGTGGCGTCCTTCGACAAATACACCGCCTCCGAGACAGACATGTCAGAATTGAGTCGGTACATGCGGATCTGGTAGTTGTTCGACGAACTCGGATAGCCGGCCGTCAGCTGTTGGTCAATGATCGCGAACCCGCCGCCACCCAACCGCAGCCCAGCCACGATCTGCCACGCCTTCGGGTAACCAGTGGAGAAGATGTTGTAACCGGGGAAACCGGTGTCGTAAGCGACCCGCGAACCAGTGATATGCACGACTCAGATACCCATCCCGGTGACGTTCACGACCAGCAACACACTCACGGTCAGGTCGTGGTCCGTTGGTGTCGCCCCACCCCCGGCTTGGCGAACGTCAATAGACAACGAGTCACCCCGATTAATGGCGGAGATGACCGGTGTCACCGCTAATCCGATCTGGGAAGCAACCGGCACGGACGGATAAACCGGACTGGCAGACGAATACATCGAGACGTAAGTCGGCGTCGCCCCCGAACCCTTGAGCACGTCCACGAGAACGGGCGTTGAAGCGGGCACCGAGCTTCGACCGAGCGCAGCTCGAGCCGAGATCAGCGTCGCCCCCGTGAAATCGCAAACCCAGACGCTCTTCCCCGTCTGCACGCTCACCGGTCCAGGGAAGTTGAACGTGACCACGAAGGGATGCGTAGCGACCGACCCCGCCGGAAGAGAGCCGGTCACGTCGGTGGCCAGGTTGATCTGCGGGGCCGTGCCGATCAGCTCGCTGGACACCGGCGGCGCCCCCGGGAACGTGAAGGCGCCCACGTCGGGGTAGGTGGGCGTGATGATCGTGCCGCCCTCCACGGTGGTCTCCACCACGTTGTGCAACAGGCTGTTGTCGTAAACCCCTGACTGCAGGGTCCGATACAGGTTCCACGTGTAACCGATCGGCACCGTCGGCACCGTGACCGTGACCGAGTTCGTCGAACTGGTCAGGTTGCCCGACGGGATACGACGATTCGGGTTCGGGGTGATCGAACCGTCATCGACCCACGAATCCGGAGGGGTCGCCCCCGTGGGCACGCTCTGCAGAAACAGATAGTCCGAACCGCTCGGCTGACGACGATAGATATTCCAGCCTGTAGCCCCGACCGGCAACGTGGCAAAGATGATCGCCACCGTGCAGGTATTACCGATAAGGGTGGTATAGGCGTTCGCTGCACTCGTCTCCGCTGCGCTGGTCCCCGTGTAGGCGCTGACCGCGTAGAAGTAACCGCCGGCGGGCAGCGTGCCCCCGGTAGGCGAAACGGCCAGAGCGGGCGACGCCGGATCAGCGATCGCGGTGGGCAGATCGATCTGCCCCTCCGGGCTGGGCGCCGTCTCGAAACCCCGCGAGTCAACCCACGTGTACTTGTACCAGACCCGCTGACCCGCAGGCAGGCCACCCGCGGTCGTCACGAGGGCCAAGGTGGGAGCGGCCGACGGGTCCAGATTGACGGCAGCCACTCCCGAATGGTGATGACCCTCCGCTCCCATGTAGAGCAGCCGGTCAATGGAATCGCGGTCAGTGGTGGTGTACTTCTGCCCGCTCGTGGAGAACGGGTCGCCCTTGTCCAGTTTCTGTAGCTGATAGTGCTGGCTCAGTCCCGCCATGACGCTCCTTTACGCGTTCCCGGTGGCGTTGGTCGGTCCGATATCGCCGGGCGCCGACAACGCTTTACCCTCGGCCTGCCAATGCACGATCAACACCTGGTCAGGCGGACCGGTCGTCACCACCGCCAGCGTCGCCCCCAGGTAGTAGGTGTTGAAGTTGCGGTCCTGTGTGCTCCAACTGGTGACCACGACGCTCACCGTCGGGAACTTCCCCGCCACCGGGGACTGGTTGGCCAGCTCGCCACCGAAACTGATGGCCGGCTTCTCCACATACCAGTTGGGAAAGACCACGTCGACCAGACCCTCCCCGGCACCCGCGGCCTGAACGAACCCGTTGGCGCTCACCACCTTGACCTCAAGCGACGCCGCCCGTTGACGGGCCGCGTCACGCCGGTCGAAGGCGTACGAGCTGACTCCCGGTCCGGTGGTGCTCATAGCGGGTTGTAGGGGTTGACGATGGTTATCTGCTGGAAGGCACCCACCCGGAATACCTCGGTCTTCCGGCCGCTCTGCGCCGCGATGAAGGCTTGCAGGGTTTCGGAGACCGGGAATCCGAAGCTGGCCGGATCGGTGGTGATAGCCCAGGTGTTGCGGTCGCCCAGCCAGTTCGTGGTGAGGGTCATGGTGTGGGTACCGGCGTCGAGATCATGTTCAGTGTGGACACCTCTCACGTAGTGAACGTACGTTTCCCCGCTGACCCGGTCGAAGACGCGGACCTGGGTGTCGATATCAATGTCCGGCCGGAAGATGGCGGTCACCGTCCCCTGCCGCTGAATGAACCAGATCTGCAGGGCGATGAGCTCAGCCAGGACATTGGCGTCGGTCTGGGTGGCGTTGGAGAGCAAACCCAATATCGCCGGCTTCTGCAGCCCCCGCAGCGTCAGGGCGTTGTCGGGCAGGAACCGGCTGATCGGAGTGCCGCCCGTCGGGAACAGCGCCGGGTCCTGCACGCAGGTGATGATCTGGCTGCGCAAAGCCGCATCGGAACCGGCCACCGTGAAGTCGGTGACGTTCAGCCGCTCATCCAGCGACGGGATGTAGCTCGTCTGGCTGCCGTCATCATAGAAGTTGCCCGACGTCCACCAATTCGGGCTCTCGAACCGGGCCGCTCCCGACCCGTCGCAACGCAAGATGTAGCCGACGACGTCGCGGAGAGCTTTCAACGGGTCGATCGGCGCCTTCTTCTCGAAAAAGTCGTTGCCGAGCACGGCAGAGTCGACCGGCGAGCCGCTCCCCGGGGCGCCGGTCGTCTCCAAGTTGCCGTAAACCTCGGGCGGGTTGGCAGTGCCGACGATGGCCGGGTCGTACAGCCAGAACCCGGACCACAGCAGAATGTCCTTGACCACATCGACGTAATCGGTGTAGTTGGCCGGAGTTGTCTGAGTGGTCGGGCCGACAGTGGTGGTGAGATCGGCGCCGTTGTCCCCGACCGCTACTTCCCGCAACCCGGCCCGGTACTCGTATGGACCCCACGGACTGCGGACCAGGTTGGAGAACGTGTAACGGACCCGCTGGGCGTGCATTCGACTGGGCAAGGCCACCCACTGACCGACCTCCCAGCCGACACCGAAGTTCATCACGAAGTGAATGGCCGCGGCGTAGGCGCCCACATAGCGACCGACTCCACCCGTGGAATAGGGGATGACGCCAGCACCCTGCCACACCCCGTTCACCATCACCGAGATCCAACAGGTGTAGTTCCCGGCCCACGGGGCGAGCCAGATGCCGTTGATGTCCTCTTGGACGTCGTACTCGACCCACTCCACCGCAAAGGGGTACTGCGGTCCGGCGTTACCCACCGACAGCCAGAAGGTGGCCAGATTGTGGTCGACCGAATCGGTGGGCCGGTGACCGTCGACCGAGGCGTTCACCCCGTACCACACGTCGTTGCCGGACTTGACCCACACGCACCGTTTGGTCTGCCACGCCCCCGCCGCCTGTGGCGGAGTGGTGTAACCGGCGATGACGGTCGTCGCTCCCCGCGTATAGAACAAGGGGTAGACGCCGCTCGGTACCAGCGGCGGGTAGAGCTGTTGATCGATCAGCAGCTTGAACATGTCCCGACACTGAAGGTGCAGCATCGGACCCCGGTTGTGCGACGTCCCCGAATCCACCGAGACGGTATCGACGAGAAAGACCCCGGTCAGCATGACGTACCCGTCCGCTATGGCGGGCCCGTCCCCGATCCCACCTGAGCCTTTCAACGCAAGGTCATGACCGCCGTAACCCTGGTAGACCCGCAGCAGCGCATTGGGCTGAAGGACCTGGCTCCACTCGTTGGCGTTCTGCCCCCACCGAGCCCGGGCGTCATCGGATGTCCCTCGCGTCCAGGTGAAATAACCGGGCTCGCCCAACTGACCGGGGAACGGGTCGACACCGGTCATTGGGGTCATCATGGTGTTGTACATGTCCACCGTCATGGTGGCCGCGTCCTGCGTCAGGGTGCGGTCAATGGTCACGTGCTGCAGGTTGGGGAGCTCGACCTCGACCTGGCTGTTGTCCTTGCGTTGCCACCACCGCACCGGGAGCTTGTTCGCAGGCCAGTTCCCCGCGAAGGCGGCCTCCGTCAACCACCAGTTCGGTTCCACCGTGATACGAGTCGACGCCCGATAGTCGCCGATGAAAGGTCCGCCGGCGTCGAGCAGGGACTCCAAGAACGGGGTGAGTTGCCTCATGCGACCGAGAAGACGTAACAGTCAACGGTGTAGTCGTGCCTCCACGGGAAGTTCCGACTCACCTTGCGTTTAGGGGAAAAGCCGGTGATGTAGATCGTCAACTGCCGGCCCAGGTCGTCGGTGAGCACGATGGGATGACGGCGGGTGAACCACGACGACAGGGTGGTGTACTGCGTCTGGGTGAGCAGAGTGCCGGTCAGTTGCATCTGCATTGGCTGGTCCCGGCCCTCGGCGATGATGAGAGCGCCGTCAGGCGCGGCGGTGGCCACGAACGCCAGCGTCTTCTTGAGCTGAGGGCTCGAATCGGCGTTGGGGTTCATATCAAACGTGTAGTTGTCGCCGATGAAGGGGTCGTGCAGCAGCCAACGGAATGACGGCATCGTTCTCCTTACAGGGCGCTCAGGACCGGCAGCGCCGTTCCGGTCCGGCTCGGTCCGCCCACCGCGTCGAGCAGGGTGTTGACGGCACCCTGGTTGTCCTGGGCGTTGTTCACGGTGATGGTGATCGCCTGGGTGCGGTTGTCCTGATAGCCCGACCCGGCCCCCGTGGTCGCCTCCAGACGACGGGCTTCGTACAGGGTGGGCACGGTGATCGTGCCGAGGTTCCAGCTGAGCTGACCTTCGGTCTGCTTGATGAGGTTGTTGATCTGGATCTGGAGGTTGTCGAGCTGCGTCTGGTTGGCGCCCATGGCGGCCGCCTGTTTCAACGTCGCTTCAAGGTTATTGATGGCCTGGCCGACCCCGATGCGGCGCAGATCGAGCGCGTTCTGGTTCTGCTGCACGGCGGTGTTGATGAACGTGCTGATCTGATCGGATTGGGCTTGAGCCAGTTGCCCCAACAGTCCGAGCAGTTGTGGGCTGTTCCCGGTGGTAGCCCCCGTCGCCCGGAGCTGGGCGATCTGGGTCTGCAGCTCTTGGATCTTGAGCTGTCCGGCTCTCACCGGGTCACCGGCCGCGGTGGCGAGAGCCTCGGCGTAGCTGATCTGGGCGTCGATGATCTGATTCTGGGTGTCCCGCAGGTCCGATTGGGCCGACAGCATCTGATCCTCCAAGGCGATGTAGGCGGCGCCGCCCGCCCCGCCCTGAGCGGCCAGCCGGGACATCTCGCCTTGGATCTTGGACACGTTGGCCCGGGCCGCGCCGAGGGCGTCGCCCGAGGTTTTGGCCAGATCGGCCGCGTACTGGGCCTGGGCGTCGGCGATCTGGTTCTGGGCGTCGGTGACGGCCTGCTGGCCCTGCACGTACTGCTGGCCGAGCTGGTACTCCTCGGCGCTGGCCGATCCCGACCGGATGTCAGCCATAACCCGGCCGATGTTCGAATACGGCGACGCCGCGATCTCCTGCCTGACCGCGGCCAGGCCAGCCTGCGCGGCCTGCAACGGGTCGTTCTTGAAAAGCGTCTGGAAGAAGGCGGCCTCGGCCTGATACCGGGCCAGGATGGCCTGGTTGATGGCCACCTGGTCCTGCTGGATCGCCGTTGCGGCTGCGGTGATCTGGGCGGACAGGTCGATGTCGGGATGAGCGGCCTGCGCCGCCTGCAAAGTCGCCAACGTCTGTTGATCCGACTGCTGCTTCAGTTGCGCCATCTGCAGCGCGCCGGCCCCGAGAGCCTGAGCGGTCGCGGTTCTCAGGTCGGCCAGCGCCTTAGCGTTTTGGAGACCGGTCTGGACGTCGGCCGCGGTGGCCGGCAGCGTCGGCGCGGTGACCGCCGGGAGGTTGGCCAGCGTCTGGGTCAGCGCCCCCGGGTCCGGTGCGCCGAGAACACCGCCGAGCGCCCCCTGGGCGATGGCTTGCCGTTGAGCCAGTACCGCCGCCAGTTGCGGGAAGGGCAACTGCAAGTTCGCCGCTGCCGCCGCCTTGTTGGCCGCGTCCGCCGCTTCCACGCTGACCTGGTAGCCCTGGGTCAGCATGTTGTTGATATCGGTGATCGACGTCGCCTCGGCCAGCGCCTTGTTGTAGGTGTCGTGCTCGGCCTGCAGCAGCTTCTGCCCCAACGCGGCCCGGTCGGCGACGGTGAGCTGAGTTGAGTCCGGGCCGGTCAACGCCTGCAGATAGTCGGTGATCTCAACCTGGGGGCCCTGCCCCAGGAAGTTCTTCTGGAAGTCGGCCAGGCTGGTCACATTCGCCACGATGTTCGAGGAGACGAACTTCTGCAGGTCCGCCATGTCTTTCAACGCCTGTTTGGAGGCGGCGGTGGACGTCCCGGCGACCTGCACATCAGCAGCGGCGATCTGCTGCATGTCGGAGAGGGCGGAGGCGTAGTCGATCTCACCCGACTGGTAGGCGGTGACAACGTCGCTCACCTGGGTGAAGTCATCGGCCAGATTGGCGGACAGGTTCGCCAACACGTCGTTTCTGGCCTGGGTGGCCTTCGAGGCGGCGATGACGGCCTGGCCTTTGGGTGTGGCGGCGATCTCGTTGTACTGCTTCTCCAGGTCCTTGAAATTCGACGCCTTACCGGGGTCTTGCAGTTCCTTCTGGATCTTTGCGGCGTCTTTGGCGTCGACCAGTCCGGCCTCGGAAATCGCCTGGAATGCGTCCTGCTGCGAGGCAACCAGCCGCTCGTTGAGTGCCTTCTGGGCCGCCTGTCGCTCGGTCGTACCCCCTGCTGCCGCTCCACCCAAGAGCCCTGAGAGACCGGTGAGCGGTCCCCCGTAAGGCTCCAAGAATTTGATGATCGGTGTCCCAATGTCCCCGGGCCGTCCGACTGGGGTTTTGCTGCCGTCCTCCGCTACTTTCCGCAACTGGTCGTCGGTCAGCTTGCTGAAGGCTTGATCTGTTGCGGTCACCTTCTTTTGGACGTCGGAGGTGAACTTCTGGCGCAGGACCAGGGCGGCGGCGATGACCAGGCCGGCGACGGGAATGGCGGCAGAGGAACCACCGGCAGCAAAGGCCCCAAAGGTGCCAGCCTCGGCTACTGGTGCGACACCGGCGACGGCGCCAGCACCGAGCGCTCCGGCCTCGAGACCGGCGGTGCCCGCCCCGGCCGTCCGAGCGATCGCTTCGGCCGACTGAGCCCCGGTAACGGTCTCGGCCGCTGCGGCGTTGACCTCTTCGGCCCCTGTTTCCGCGGTGGTAGCGGCTGCCTGTTCGGTGGCTGCCACCGTGTCTTCTTCGCGCACCCCGATGAGGGTTTTCAGCATGGCGATGAGGCTTGTGATGCCAGCGACGGCAGCACTCAAAATGGTGTCCAGCAGCCCGATAGGAGCAGACAAAAAGCCGAAAACGCTGACAGAGCTGATAGCACCGAGCGCCTTGAAGGCAAGGGCTACCTCCAAGATTCGGGCCGGGAAACCGCCCAGAGCACTGTTCACGGTCTGGACGATGCTGGCTATCTGACCGAGGAACCCGATCACGCCCCCGCCGACATTGACGATGTCCTGCAAGGCGGTCACGATGCCCGAATGCAAGATGGCGTCGCCCAAGGTGACGAAGCTCTGCTTCAACCGGTCCAGGGCGCCCTTCAACGTGTCTTGAGCCGCCGCGTTGCGCTCGTTCAGCAGGTTGTTGTCGGAAATCGTGGAATTGAAGGCGTCCATGGCCCGCTTGGGGTCAGCCAAAGCGGCGGCCAGGATCTGGGCGTTACGAGGACCGCCGAGATCGCGGATCACGTTCTGCTGCTGACTGGATGACAGCTGGCCGTACTGCTGGAACAGGTCGGTGAGAGCAGCCGCCGCGTCTCCGGTTTGGGCTTTGACGTCGAGGACGATGCCGTCCTTGACGAGCTTGCCCAGATTGGCCTGCAACTCCGGAATGACCCGGGCCAGACCCTCGCCGATCTGTTGACCGGTCTTCGCCGAGCCGACCGAAACCGCTTCGACCAGACCGCGGGTTTCGTCCAAGCTCAGATTGACTTCCTTGGCTACAGGCGCCACTAGGCTCAGGGCGGCGAGAGCGTCGGTGCCTGCCCGCCCGGTCTTGTCCACGATGTCAAGGACCGAGTTGCCGATATCCAGGGTGCTGGCGCCCAGATCCTCGGCGATGGCCGCGATCTGCGGACCGGCGGTAGCCGCGCTGGCCCCGATGACGTTGATCAGCTTGGCCGCGTTGTCAGTGGCGATCGCCGCCGCCGCGGCGTTCTGGTACAAACCGAGGAACTCCCCGGCCAGGGTCGCGACCTGGCTCGCGGCCACACCGGTGGTGCTGGCCGTGTCCAGGATCGAGGTGCGAAGAGCCGCGAACTGGTCGCCCTGGCCGATCGCCTCGGCCTGCTGCTGCACCACCGCCAGTTGCCGGTCGAGCTGGACCGCCGAGCTGATGGCGTCGGTGAGCGCCCGTTGGATACCGAAGAAAGCCTGGAACTGGAGATTGAAAGCGGCGAACTGGGCGATGTTGGCCGGATCGAAGGCCGCCCCGAACGCTCCTCCCCGCGCCGGCGGCGCGGGGCCGCCGCCACCCTCGCCCAAGGCGTCCAGGCGTTGCTGGAGGCGGTCGCCCGCTGCCGCGGTGTAGGCGTTCTGGCGGTCCTGGTACGCCTGTGTCCTGATGGACTGGAGGTCCTCCTCCAAAGCGGTCCGGATATCGGCCTCGATCTGGCGGCGATCGGCGGCGGCCGATGTCCTGGTCGCCTGGACGTCCTCCTCGGTGGCCACCCGAGCCGCTCTGGCTGCCTCTAAACGCAAGTTCTGCTGCTCGGTCAGCCGCTCCTGGTACGACTTGGTCTGCTGTGCGCCCTGCTCGGCCGCGGTGGCCGATTCATCCGCCGCTGCCGCTGCCCGGGCCGCGGCTCGGGTCTCGGCCCGCTGGGCCTCCGCCAGGTCAGCCTCGCTGGCGCCCGCCGCTTCCGTGCCACCCGCCGCCGCGGCCGAGATGAACCGGCCCGTGGTCGGGTCCCGGGGCCGCACATTCGCCGTCGCCCGGGCCGCTACCGCCTCCGGTGCGATGACCGCGCCGATCGCCTCGGTGGACGCCGCCCGCAGCTCGGTGACCGCCTGATCGAAGGCGTGGAGGATCTGGGCCGCGAAGGCGTCCCCGAACCTGCCCAGACTGCCTTCGAGCTCCACTCTCAGCGCGTCGATCTGCCTGGGCAGATCCTCGCCGACGTTGCCGCCCGCTCCCCGCTGGTTGGGGATCTCGGCCAAAGACTCGATCGCCGCTTTGACCGACGCCACCGACGACTCGACGTTGCCCGGGTCGAGTTCTATGCCGACCCTGAAAATGGCGTCGCTCATCGGCCTCTCCCTCGAGCCAGGCTGTTCTGCATCATCGGCACCTCGTCGTCGTCATCGGCCGGCCGCGGGTGACGAATCGACACCCGGACATCGTCGAACCATTCCTCGAGGTCGTCGTCCAGAGCCCACATCCACTCCGGCGGTAGGTGCTCCTCGGAGAGGTTCTCCTGCCACGAGAGGATGGTGAGAGCATGGCTGACGGCTCGGACCAGGTCGGCGGGCAGGTCTTCTACGCTGTGGCACCCACGAGGCCAGAGGAGCTCTCCGCCGCCTCCTCGCCGGGCTGCCCGGACGATGGAAAGGAAGGCGTGGGTGCTGGCGAGCCTTTTCCCTCCAGAACATCGACCTCCAAGTTCTCGAAGGCAGCGCGGAGCCGCTGGTAGGTCGTCGGTGACAGATCGTCGACCTCGTCGCGATCCGCGAAGCAGCGGCGCCGATGGTCGCCGGTCTCCCGGGTGCCGTAGTAGATCTCGCAGCGGCGCAGCTCCTCGACCCAAGCCTGGTTGCTGTCCAGCTCCAACAGGCGTTGAACGAGATCGTCCTGCAGCTCGAGCAGCGGCCGGGTCATCATGGCCTCCCGCATCACGTCCATCTCGGCGTCGACCAGCTCGCCGACCGCCTCGGTGAAACGGTTGATCTCGGTGAAGACCCGGTCCGCCTCCGGATCCGTCTTGTCCTCCAGCCACCGTCTCTCCACGCCGTCGGTCCACGCGTCGCGCAGACCCTGGAGGTAGTTGTTCTTCGACCATTCCTCCTCGTTGGCCATGCGGGCCTCGGTCGAATTGACCAACCTCACCCGGTCCTCGGCCAGGAGGATGTCGGCGATCCGGGCGACGTCGTTGCCGATGTCCATCACCACCGCCTGGACGGCCTGGTAGGTCACCCCGGACCGCTCGTGACGGGCGGCCAGGAGCTTGGCTCTGACCGCATCGCAGCGGCGGGTCGTTTCGCCCGCCTCCACCGGGTTGAGTTTCTGGATCCAGATCTTGATCGGCTCGCCACTGCCATCGTCGAGTGACAGTTCGCGGCCGACGACCCACAAATCGGTGAGCCGACGCTTGGTGAGCTGCATGACTTCCTTCCCTTTAACGGGCGGGGACAGCCCCGCCGCTCCTTCTTCCCTTGGCGGCTTTACGCCTCGCCGCCCACTCTTTCGCCCTTGTACACGTAGAAAACCCCGGAGTTCGAGTTCCAGGTGAAGCTCGTCTCCAGCCGCTGGTTGACCCGACCCTGGATGGCCGGGGCGGTGATGGTGGCGTCCGGGCAGTAGATCGTTTTCAGCAGGTTGTGGGTGCTCGGGTCCCGCAACCGGGCCTCGATGGCCAGCGGAGGGCTGGTCAGCGGGCCGGCGATCTCGGCGGAGGGGACACCGGCCAGCTGCTGGATCTTGGAGATGACGTCGTTGGGGTCAACGCCCTTCAGGCCGATAGTGCCGGAGACGTCGGGGATGTCGAAGCTGGAGGACACGTAGTGCGGGTTGCCGAACTCTTCGTCGTTGGTCAGCGTCACCTTCCAGGTGGCATCGAAGCTCTGCACACCCGAAAGTCGGAGCATGGTCGGACTGGCCGACGGCGAGGTGATGTACACGTCCATGTCCTTGGACCGGATGGCCGCCGGTTTGACCGAAACCGGCGACAACGCCGTCGGGCCGTAGTAGTAGGGCGGCGACGTACTGGCGGTGGCCGCGGTGCCGTAACAGACGTGGACCCTGGATGTGCCCGGGCAGGTCACCCCGGCGTTGAACGTGAGGGCGGTGGGGCTGTCGGTGTAGTCCTGGCCGTGGAAGAGCCGCTTGTACAGACCGGTGGTGGGGTCGCTCCACCACACCGACAGGGCGTAGATGGCGTTGCCCAGCTCGTGGTAGACGGTGGCCGGCCCGTGGGTGTAGGTGTAGGTGGTCGCGCCGCCGGCGAAGGTCTCCTGCACGGGCACGCCGGGCACGTAGTAGATGGAGTCGCCTCGCAGCGAGAAGGTTTCCTCGGCGTCGGCTTTGAGACCGAACTTGTAGGCCACCGACTCCAGGCTCAAATAGGGGATGACCACGCCGTTGACCACGTTGAAGACGTTCTGGCCGGCCCGGAACGGGCTGGTCACGTCGATGGGCACGGTGGACAGGAAGTCGAGCTGGGTCGGGGTGGGCGACGCCCCGGTTCCTCCCGCCACGGCCGTCGGGGCCAGGCCGACCATCATGGCTTCAACGTCCGTGGAAACGTCGTAACTCTGCAGCTGGAAGGACAGGTCGGGAATGTCCCGGATGATCCCGGCGGTTTGGAAGTTGCCGAGTTCAGCCACCCGCTCGGTGGGGATGTTCAGGTTGTTGACGCCGCCGGTCTGGATCCGGTCGATCACAAAGCCGTTGACATCCCACAGGATCTGTCCGCTGCGAACCGACATGTTCTGGCCTCCTGGCGACCTCAGTGGTGCATCGGATCAGATGCACTGCCGTTACCCGGCGCTGCCTGAGGTGTTCGGCACCCGGACGTGGCTATTGAAACCGGCTCAGGCGCCGATGGGCACACCCCAGAAGCCCTGCCCCCGGACCTTGCCAGCGAGACTCAGGTGGGCCAGGGCGACGAGCAGGACCATCGCCAGCTCGGTCACCGAGGCACTCACGGTCAGGGTCGTCTCCCCGGTCAGAATGGTGAACCCGAGGCCCTGCGGCACCAAGGCCATGGTCGTCGTCGCCGACAAGAGCACCGAGGCGAACCGGACGGCACCTGGGACCACGAAGAGCGCGGTGCTGGCGGCCAAAGCCACCGAGGCCACCGCGATGTCGATCCCGGCGACGGAGACGCTGGTGGTGGCAACCATGACCACCGAGGCGACCTCGGTGACCAGCACCCCGACCGGCGCCATAGACGCCAAAGCGGTCATGTTGACGACGCCGAGCCGCGCTGGCACGCCGACAACAGCCATTGACGCGGTGGCCGTCATGGCCACGACGGCCAGCCCGGTGACAACCCCGGTGACCGACACGGTCGCCGTCGCCGACATGGCCACCGCCCCGGTTATGGCCATCGTCGCCGCGGTGACCGTCATCCCCGCGGTGACCGACATCAGGATCGACTGGGACCCGGCCGTGATCCCCGTCGCCGTCATCCCGGCGGTCGCCGTCATGTTGACAGAGGCCACCGCGGTGACGGTCCCGACGACCAGCTCGCCCGCGGCAGCCAGTTCGACGACGACCCCGAACCCGGTGACCACGGACGTCACGCTGAGACCGCTCGTCGCCACCAACGAGACCGCCGCCAGCTCGGTGACCGTAGCTGCCACCACAAGCCCGGCGGCAGCAGCCAACGAGACGACGCCGAGCTCGGCGACCGTGGCCGCCACGACAACGGACGTTGTCGCCGGCAAGAGCACCGACGCGGTGGCCAGGCCGGCGGTGCTGATGACCATGTCCGTGGTGGCGGCGAGCGCGACCGAGGCCATCTCCGTCACCGCGGCGGCCACCGTCAAGCTGGCCGACGCCGAGTAGTTGACGGCGACGACCGCGGCGCCCTGCGCGGCGACCGTCATGCCCGCCACGGCTGTCAGGCTGACCGTAGCCACTTGGGTGGCGGCCGCCGCGATGGTCATCCCGGCTGTCGCCGTCTGGACGACGACGCCGAACAGGGTGGGCGTGCTGGCGACGAGAAGTGAGGTCGACGCCGACTCGGTGACCACCGCGACCTGGGTGACCGACGCCGCCAGGGTCATCCCGGCATCGGCCGCCAGGTTGACGACTCCCGGGACAACACGAGTGCTGTCGACCGTCAACCCGGCGCCGGCGCTCATCGCGACGGTCGCGACCTCCGTCACCGAAGCAGCGATGACCATGCCCGCGGTGGCGCTCTCGGCGACCGCCGCTATCTCGGTGACGGAAGCCGCGACCGTCAGACCCGCTACGGCTGACAGCGAGGTGCTGGAACCGGCACCAGCGACGGCCGAGACGGTCAGGCTGGCCGTGGCGCTCTCGGCGATGACAGCGACCTGGGTCGCCGAAGCCCCGACCGTCAAACCGGCCGAAGCGGTCAGAGCCGCCGCCGCGGGGCGCTCGACTATCCCGCCGACCGTCATGCCGGCCGTAGCCACGAGCGTTGTCGCTGCCACCTGGGTGACAGCAGCGGCGATCGTCATGCCCGCGGCGGCGGACATGACCGCGGTCGAGCCAGCACCGGCCAAGGCGGAGACGGTCAGACCGGCTGTGGCCGTCTCTGTGATGGACGCGATCTCTGTGACCGAAGCAGCGACAACTAGACCAGCGGTGGCCGACTGAGCTACGACAGCCTGCTCCAGCACCGAAGCGGCGACGACCATGCCAGCAGCGCCGGACAGCGACACGGTGGCGACTGCCGTGGCCGAAGCCGCGACCGTCATCCCTGCGGTCGCTTGCAGAGCTACGACACCAGGGACGGGAACCGCCGCAGCCACCGTCAGGCTCGCCGTCGCTAACAGGGGAACTCCGCCAGGGACCGGAACCGCCGCAGCGACCGTCAACCCAGCCGTGCCCGCCAAGGCGACACCGGCCACCGACGCAGCGGCACCGGCGACCGTCAGGCCCGCTGTAGCCGTCTCGGTGACCGCCGCGATCACAGGAGCAGCAGCGGCCACCGACAAGCCTGCTGTCGCGGTCTCAGTTACTGCCGCTACCTGGGTCGCAGATGCAGCGATCGTCATTCCCGCGTTAGCCGACTCGGCTACCGAAGCTGACGTCGCAGCAACCGCGCCCACCGTCAGTCCCGCTGTAGCCGACTCTGAGACCGCTCCGGCTACAACCTGGAGACCAGCGACCGTCAGCCCCGACGAGGCCGACAGGGATACCGTGCCCGTCTGAATTTGGACGGTCCCAGCCGCCACAGTCATGCCTGCGGTGGCCGACTCCGTCACCGAAGCACCAGTGGGAACGGTGGCCGCTACCGTCATGCCCGCGGTGGCCGTCTCGACCACAGAACCGAGGTTGCTGACCGTCCCCGCCACCGTCATGCCGGCCGTGGCCGACTCAGTGACTGCGGCTACCTCAGTAGCCGACGCGGCGATCGTCATTCCCGCCGTCGCCGACTCGGCTACGACCGCCGACGTGGCGACAACCGCGCCGACGGTCAAACCGGCAGAGGCGGCGAGCGCGACCACAGCAGGGACGGTGCGAATGCCGGCAACCGTCAAAGTCGAGGTGGCGGACTCGACAACGACAGCCTGCTCAGTGACAACAGCAGCAACCATCAACGCTGCCGTCGCTGACTCTGCAACGGTGGCTACACCGACAGCCGTGCCCGCCACCGTCAGCCCAGCGGTGGCTGACTCGGTGACAGCCGCAGCAACTGGAGCCGTCCCCACCGCGGTCATACCAGCGGTGGCAGCCATGCTGACAGCACCGGCTTGAGCCGGAACCGCCAATGGTTTCCCGAGAACGAAGAACCCTACCGGCGCACCGAGAACACCGGCTACTACCGCCGGCACGGAAGGGGGTGGGGCCGCAGCGACCGCCACGTCCAAACCGACAAGTCCCCAGAAGTCCAGAGCGGGGCCAGACCAACCCATGACGACAGATGAAGCTCCAGTAGCGGTCGCCTCTCCACCCGAGTTGGCGGCTGCGTAGGTGTCGCCTTCGTTGCCCGACCACCGCATGGTCTGCGTGCTGGATGGCGTGCCGGAACCGTAGCAACAGCCAGCTACCACCATATTTCCGATGGCGCTGGCAATGGTCATGGATGTGCTGGTAAGACCAGGGCCAGTGCCGTCGTTGGCACCACCGTCCAGACCAGCGCTGGTGAAGTTGCGGATCGGTGTGGTCTGATTAACGCCGTTGAGACTGACCGAGCCGCCCAACATGCCGTGCGAGGCAGCCGTAGCCGTCACGACCACACTGTGACTGCCGGTGGGTGGACCGACCATCGTCCACATCTGCACGAAACCGACGTTCACAGAAGGACCACCGGAGTGGACTATCCCTTGCGAGATCATCGCGACGCCGTTGTAGGTGGCGCTCATGGTGACGCCGGTGTCGTTGCTGCTGTTGTAGTCAGCCACCACCACCAACAGGCCGTTGAGGCCAGTGCAAGTGTGCGCCCACGTCAACGAGCTAGGCGCTGAGTTGTCGATCTGACCGCCAGAGCCAGGACCGACCGCGTCGAAGGTGACCACTGGGGTGCCGCCACTCACCGTCGCCGTGCCCGACCCGGCGAAAGTCAACGTCCCCACGCCGGTAACGCCAGTTGAAACGCTTGTGGCTCGGAAGTTGTCGGCGGCCAGACTGGTCGGAGAGCCCGAACCTATCCAGAGACAAAGGGCCGTTCCACTGGTATAGGTGGTGTCGGTAACGCTGATCTGCGTAACGCCGTCCACCAGCGCCGAGATGGTTGACCCTTGGCACCTCATCTTGATGTTGTGGGTCTGGCCGGAAACGTAGGCCAACGAATAGCTGCCCAAAACCGTCTCGCCCGCGCTGACGAACTTGGACAACGTGACTTGCTGGGCCGTGCCGCCGTAGTTGCCGGTGTAGTAAGCGGCGTAGAAGTTGCCCGCTCCCGGCAGACCTCGCCCCGCCACCCCAACTTGGTCCTGACCTACCGAGCCACCGAACATCACAACATCGACCGATATATCAAAATCGGCGCTACCCGCCTGTGTGGCGTTGTCGAAGTGGGTCGGCACCTGAAAGTTGTTGGCCTGCGCCCGGTTGGACTGGATCGTTACCGAGGTGCCACTCCACGCCCCGCCGATGTCCGGCGTATGGGCGGCCAGGGTTGTGCTGTTAGCGCCGGTGAACGTGTCGAAGATGTAGGTCGCCACCGCGCCAGCGGTGGTCGTCCCCGCTACCGTCATGCCGGCCGTAGCAGCTAGAGCGGTTGCTGCTGGCACCACCCGAGTACCACCGATGGTCATCCCAGCCGTAGCTGAATGAGCTACTGCACCTGTTACGGGCGGTGGAAGGTTGAAATTGTCGATAGCAAAGGTTTGCTGTGTCGGTCCGCTACCCCCGTTGGCTGTGGCTGCCACATTCATCGCGTTGATGTTCGGAATATCAGCTGCCGAGGCCAGGTTCGTCCAGGTGCTCCCATCCGGACTGAGATCCCAGTACATCGTGCCCGCGTGTTCTCGGATCCTGAACCACTGATGGTTGGTCGCGTTGTAGGCGATGCTGCTGCCCTGTGTGGTGAACCCGATTTGGGCAGAGATGTTGCCGGATACGATGTTGAAGTTGGCGCTGTTTGTGCTTCCTGCATCCTGCAAGTAGATCGGCTGGAAGCTGCAGAGACCTGCAGATGTCCCAGAATCACCCACGGCGGTGGCCTGCACCACTACCGCACCCTCGGTCACGTCAAAGAAGTCCCGAGAGCCACCTGAACCGGCCTGGAGCCCAGGGCTCGAGTTATTACTCGCCGGAATAGTGAAGACACACTGCCCACCGCTGTTGGCGATAGTAGCGCCACCAAACACTCCTTGAAGGATCCACTTGGTGGTGTCGGGCGTCCCCGCGGTGTTGAAGTTGTCGGTCAGGTTACGGATCTTGGTAATCCTGCTCCCTGCTACCGTCATCCCCGCCGTGCCCGCCATGGTGATGGTACCTACATCGACCGGAGGGCCGCTCTGCACCTTGAAGCTGGCTAGTGCACTGGAGGCCATACCGATTTTGGTGGTCGTGAAGGCAAAGCTGTTCTTGTCAGCGACCGCGTTAGCGGTAGTGATGCCGTAAGCGAAGTCGTAGTGGCTAATGGTTGACGTGGCTGCGTCGTTCGTCGCCGTAGGCGTGGCGTTGGTGTAGGTATCCGTCAGGGTCTTCGTGGCTGCGGTGCTGTAGTCCGCGATGCTGCACGACACCATCAGTTCACCGATGGTGGCGTCAACGGCAGCGTTAGTTGACACAAGCGGAGAAGCGGTACCGTTAGCGCCCGCATGTCCATCCAGGGGAGCCGAAGCTGTGCCAGAGAACTCTGCTAGCTGCCCGTGAAGAATGCCGCCCGTTACTCCTGCGACCGTGGGCGCAGCATCAGCTCCTGCGGCGATCTTGTAGTAAATCGTGGTGCTACTGACTGCACCGCCGGTGGTTTGATGTGCAATCGACCAGCCGCTCGGGGTAACCACCGCGATGCCCGACTGATTGCACCCCAGCCACAACACCAGCAGGTTGCCCGCTGTGCGGCTCTCGCCCGCTCCCCAAGCCGGGGTGATGGCAGCAGCGGAGGCACCAGTGGTGACCGCACCAATGGTGCCGACCAGAGCGATGTGGGGCGGAACAATAAGCGTTCCTGGCTGGATCGTAATAACCATGGATTCCCATGGCAACGACGCGTTCAAGGTGCCCGAGAAGGTCACCCCGGTATTTGCCGACAACGCCTGATAATACGGAAACAGGGTCGGTCCAGGCAGAGTCGTATAAACACGCTTCGTCAGTGCTGTGTACCCAGCAACAGGCGTGAACGTCGCCGTTGAGGCTGCGTTGCTACTAGCGCAGACCGCGAAGGCCATGTCACTGGTACTAGCCAGAGCAGCGGTAGCTCCCGTGTTCGGCGCGGTCGAGGTACCGGTAGAGAAGGCGATCTGATCGATCGCAGCAGCCCCGGTCACGTAGTAAACAGCGGCAACACCAGCCGTCAAAGTGGCGCTGAAACTGACGCCAAAAGTATCGCCTGCGATATAAGCCGTGACGATCGGTGCCGACCAGACTTCAGTCACCTCTGAGGTCGTCGAGTTCAAGCTAGAGCCGACACGTACCCAGGAGTTCCCTCTGGATTCTCCGATCGACGAGACGGTAAGGGCACCAGAGGCCACCTTGGCGCAGGTCACGATGATGCCGAGGGCTCCAGCCGGTATGCCGCCCGCTGCTGCAGATAGCACAATGGCAGTCGTTCCTGAGCTAGCGAGGAAGCCCGCTTCTACCGGAGTGCTGACAGCCACGGCTAACCCTTACGACTCAACAGTACGGGATGCCACTCTTCCGGCATCGGTTCGACCGTCTGGCCCAGGTCTACCCGGTACCCGCACATGGGCGGCAGCTTGGCGCGTTCGTCCACCCGGTCAGCGTTGTTGCGGGGAAACTCCCGGCACAGGTCAGGCCGCTCGTCGTAGTGGGTGCACAGGCGGGTCTCAGTGTCGAACCAGTCGCAGCGGTAGAAGCTGGTCGGCCACGGCATCGGTTGGAGGAAGCTGGGTTGACCGGACGATACCGGCGGATGGATGTCGATCACCGGTGTGCTCCCTCGCTCCCACGGGGCCAGAGCCAGTCCCTCCCGTCGACTGATGGGCTTGAGGATGTTGAGGATCCACCACCGGGTGTACTGGCCGAGCGTGCTGTCCATCATCCGCTCGACTTCTGAACGGGCATGAGGCAGCGTTACCGGGTCACAGCAGGCTCCGCAGCCATTGCAGCGACCCTGTGCCCTGCCTCGCTCCGGCATCTGCTCAGGTGATCTGGAAGTTCGGGCCGCTGACGACGTTCCCGCCAACAGTCACCATGACCGGGTAGAAGCCCTTGTTGGGCTTGGGGGTGGCTGTCACCGCAGTGAGCTCGGTGTCGCTGACAACGACGAGGTTGGTGCAGTCAGAACCGATGTTGACCAGGGTGGCTCCGGTCAGGCCAGCCCCGGTGATGGTGATCGGTACTGCTGCTTGGCCTGACGTCGGGGACACGCCGGTCACCTCAGGAGCGACGACGCTGGGGGCGCTGCCGTAGAACAGGTCGGCCACCTGGGGGAACAGGGCGTCGACCGCACCCTGGATCTGCTGGTCGGAAAGCTTGGTGGAATCCACTGTGCCGTCACCGTTGTCGACCAACGAATCGAAGTCCTGATACCCGGCCAGGATGGTCAGGTAGGTGGAGATCTTGTCACCGTCCCCCACGAGAATGTCCCGAGCCAATGCCACCTCGCCGGGGACGGTCCCCACGCCGAACACGACAGCCTCGTTGGTGATACAGGCCCGTGACCGGCTCCTGAAGTGGTCGTCGTAGGTCAGGTTCCACTGTGCTTGCAGGGTCATGGATTCTCCTTAACTGGGAAGTTGACGGGCGGCGAGTGGAGATGAAGCGGATGTACTCATATACAGCAACGACACCTCACTCCACTCGGATTGCACCCCGGACGAGATCATGGTGTCGGTGATGGCGTCGACACCACCTGCTTCATAGGCGGCGATCAGGGCCGGGTCAGTCACCATCAGGTTCACGAACATCGACGTGATCGTCATGGTGTTCAGTTTGACCGCCCTGGTGAAGGCGTCAGTGGGCATGATCCGGGCCTGTTCGACCACGCAGGACTGAACCCTGGACGAGAAGCTCGAGTCAATCCGTAGTTGCGCCATGCTCTGGTAAGTCATCTCTTCTCCTTAGGGTCCACTGCGGACCTCCGAAATAGTCCAGTTGGACAGGTCATTCGAGTCGGTCGACACGGTGGTGTTGGCATTGCTGACATACATGTAGAAAGCCACCACCATGCTCCCGGTAGCTCCATTGAAATAAGTGTTGTTCCCCCAGTACCAGCGGATCCCCATGGGGAAGGAAGTGTGCTCGCCAGTGGCACCTCCCCACAGACCACAGATCTCCAGTCCAGAGATACCGTTGATGCCACATACCAGCTTGGTCTGGGCGCTGGAGACATTGATGTAGTAGCTCATCTGACCAACGATCAGGATGGCTGTTTCTGGATAGAGCTTGGTGATCGTGATGTCAGAAGGACCAGTGGTGATGTGGGTATAGCCGTTGGTGAAGTTGGCGACGGAGCACTGCTGGGTGTACTCCCGCTCCCACAGGGTCTCGTACCGGCCGAAGCGCAGGTGGTAGTCATCCACGTAGTTCTTGGTGGCGACGTCCTGAAGATTGGATGGGTCAGGAGCATTGACGATCGTCGGACCGCTGCTCATGTCGGTGGCGGTGTAGAGCTTCTGGGGCATCAGGGCATCTCCGAGATCACACCGGCTGGACCAAGTTGACAGTCACCGGTATCCACGTTCCAGCCGCAGCCAGCATCAGTCTGGACGTAGAAGACCACACTCATATTGCCGGTGGCATTGACCTGGGCGTAGCTACCGGGGACGAAGTCGGCCACCCCGAACGGGAAACCGGCCCGAACGCCGAGGCGGTTGAAGTAGTACCGGGTGAGAACCTGAACGGCCCCGCCATTGACAGCGGCTCCGTAGTAGATGTTGCCCACGCCAACGGTCGCCCAGGCCGAGACGTTGTAGAGCTTGACCCGGATCCTGGTGGTGGCGTAGAGCTTGGTGATCGTGACCGTCGGAGGTAGCCCGCCACCGTTGGCCCATCCTCCGCCGTAGTTGTTGGCTACCGAGTTGCCCTGGGTGATCATCTCCCAATAGGCGAACAGCGACGAGCCTCGATCCACGTACCCCTTGGTGGCGGCGTCCTGTGGGTTGACGGGGTCAGGACTGTTGATCTCCTTGACACCACTCCCGAGGTCGACCGCGGAGTAGAGCTTCACGGCATGATCTCCGAGATGAGCCAAGTGACCCAGTCGCCGCTGTTGGTGTTCCAAGTCACGCCTGCATCGGTGCTGACGTAGAAGGTCACGTTCATGCTCCCGGTTGTGTTGAGTTGAGAATAGGTGCCTGACAACAAGGTCCACTTGGTCCACGGGAAGGTCATGTGGGTGTTGATGGTGTTGAAGTACATCCGACCGAGCTGCACGAGGGGGGAACCGTTGACAGACACTCCGTAGTAGATATTCCCGGCCACGGTGGCAAAACAGGTGGTGCTCATCTTCACCCGGATGCCCGTGTTGGCTCGCTGCTTGGTGATGGTCTGGACGTTAGGGCCGGTGGTCAGAGTGGCCCAGCCACCCGTGTAGCTGTTGTTGTTGCAGATCATGACATAGGCGGTTTCCCACAGGATCTGCCCAGAGAACAGCGTCGGTGGATGGTTGTCCACGTAGTGCTTGGTCGCCACGTCCTGGGGGTTGAGGGGATCGGGCAGGTTGACGGCCTGAACCCCGCCGCCCAGATCCTCAGCCGTGTAGAACTTCACCCCTGTGTTGGCGGGTTTGAAGACGACGGTGGCGGCGGAATACCCAGTGTTGGGAGAGCCAGCCGGTGTCATCTGCTGAGAAGCCGTGGACGTGGCGACAAGATACCCATGGATCTGATAATCCCCAACAGGGTTCAGACCGTGCCAGGGCAAGACACTGCCAAAGGTGGTGTTGGCGGTGATCGTTCCGATAAGCAGATCCCCGACGGCACCCGGTGTCACTGCTGGGCTAGCGATCAGACCGGTGACGCTCTCGACCTTGACGGCCTGCTCCAGAGAGATCGGTGAGGTCTCCATGATGACGCCGAAGTTGTTGCTCCCCCCGCCTCTCGCTCCTCCGAAGAGGATAGTCGCGGTGGAGTTCCCACCGGGCGAGTTGACTCCGTACCAAACGTCGAGGCTCCCTGACGCAACCCCCTGAGCGATACCGGAGATGGCCTTCTGCCAGACGACTCCGCAGCCACTGATGGAGGCGACGTTGACGGCGCTGAAACTCTGGGCGACGACGACAACCGAGTTGCCTGGAGTGATGGGACTCATCGACACAGCCAGGGAGGGGGGAGTGGTAGTTGAAAACCATCCTCCGCTCTGGACAACAGAGACTGCCCGATACGCGGTTGCACCAACAGTCATGCTCGCCGTTGGATGCATTGCTATCGCTGGCAGAGGTGCTGCTCCGAAAACAGCGACCATGCCGACGCCTGAGTCACTGCCAGAAGCGGAAGCGGTGATTGAGGCCGTAGCAGAAGCGGTTGTCGTTCCCTCAGTGATCATCCAGCTTTGCTTGCGGATGGCTTGCTGGTTAGTGGACAGAGCGGCAACCCGAGTAGCTGCGGGGGAGGCAGATCCTACGGTGAGGTTGGCGGCGGCGATCCCAGTATCAGCGAAGAAACCGAGAACCAGTTCCCCAGCCCCAGCGGTAGGCAGCGTGGTCCCGGATGGAATGGTCAGACTGTTCACAACTCCGGTGCCAAGGGCAACGACATCCACAGAATTCGGAAGACTGGCGTATTCCAACATCCCCATTTGTTCGCAGTTGAAGGTTCCCCCACTGTTACTGCTCACCGTAATCTGGGGAGTAGTCCCACCCCCGGCGGTGATGGGGGCTATGAAGATCTGAAGGTTGTGGGTTACCCCGGCAGACGGTGTCCAGACGACCCGACCAACACGGGTGTAGGCATTCCCGACGCTGTCGATAGCGCCGCTGATAGTAGGGATGGGGTTATCGGTGAGGACGTGGGCGAAGAGGACGATCGTGTTCCCGACAGTGATGGGGGAGCCAGGGACAAGAAGGTAAGAGTTCGTCGCGGCGCCCGTGTCGGTGAGCGCCCCCTGGGTCGCCTGTACCCTCGTCCAGGCCATGTCATCCTGGACCGAGGTAGCTCATGCCCATAGCGCCCAGATCGTTTCCCGTTCCGCCCCCGATACTGGCCACCGATCCAGCCACAGTGAAATACAGCTGGTCGCCGGCTGCCAGGGAGTACGACTCACTGAAGACAAGCGCTATCCAGTTCTGGCCTGCCGGTCCATTCGCTGTCGGGTATCCGACCCGACCACCATTCAGGTACAAGCTTCCAGTCAGCCAGAACGGTGGCGTACCGTACGTAGCAGCGATATTGAGAAACACTGAGTACCAGCCAGCGATGGGAGCAACGAACACTCCAGCACTGGTGTAGATCGCGTAGTCGTCTCGGACAGTGGTGTCGAAATTGACGACGGCAGCGGCGGTGCCAATCGTCCATGCTACGTTGCGAAACACCCGACTGTGGAGCGCAGCGCGTGCCCGTTTCCATGTGCTGCCGTTGCGGGAGATCCACACCTCTCCACTGGGGTCGGTGAAGCTGTTGAACCCGGAGGGCGGCGGAACCTGTGGCGGAACGTAGGCTCCCACCGCCTGGAGGTTGGGAACGATCCGGTGGACCGACATGTAGACCCAGTTACCGCCGATGAACACATCACAAGCTGCTCCGGGGGCTGCCATCACCTGGAGTGTGTCCCCGGCGTTGCAGCGCACCACAGTGGAGACGTATACAGAAATCCCCGAACCAGCGAAAGTAACCTGGCTCCCATCCGCATAGATGACACCGTTTTTGTAGATCTCGGCAGCCAGTGTGTTGCCTCCTGCCAAGTTGGTAGTCGCCCATCCCCCAGTCACCAAGTAGTCCCCTCCCTGACCGGCGGGAACCGTGAAGGTGCCGTTGGCTGCATTGCAAGCAGCATTTGAGTCGTACTCCACGGTACCGTAGACGAGAGACACGGGACCCCCAGCGAGATGCTGGGCGACAGTGGTGTTGGTCATCCGAGCAGCCACCACAGGAGCAGAGGCCAGGCTGCCGCCGTTGCCCAGGACGAGCACGTTGACGTTGTTGGGTGCGTTCTGCTCGAAGTAGACCTGGACGTGGTTGGCGTCGGCCAAGTGCATCCGGGTGATGATCAGGTCACCCGTGACCACGTCCCACGCCTGCACCAGCACGTTGAGGGTGCCGAAGTTGTGGGAGATCGTGTAGGGCGAGCTCGCCACCGTAGGGGTGTTGAGAATGGTGCTGCTGACCAGGGATCCACCCGTCACCAGCCCCGGCAGGGCGACGTATTGCGCCGACCCCGCGTCCCAGTACTTCAGTTGTGCCATCGGTTAGCCCGTCCCGAGGTAGTCGATAGTGAGGAAGGAGTTTGCTGGTCCAGAATTCACGGGTAGTGCTGCACTAGCGAGGGCATCTGTCTCCAGTTGGTTCCCACTGCCGAAAAAAGCCGTATAAGTGGACTCAATAGATGACCATACGGCGGCACCAGAGGTGCCGATGACGCTATTGGCATAGTTACCAGGACCGCCCCCTCCGCTGATATATTGCAGAAGTGTTTGACCATACTGGCCCGCCGCAGTGAAGTTCACGTTCATCTGTGTGTGAATACTCCACCACCCCGTTACCGGAAAGGTCATCCGAGCAGTGGAGGCGTTATACAGTCCATAGGTGTCATTCGCCCTTGTATCGTATGGCAAAGCAGTGACTGTTCCCACCACTAGGGTGTAGGCAGCATTCCTGTAGTAGAAAGCATGAAGCCCGTCCCGAGCCTTCTTCCAGGCACTCCCGTTGAGAGACACCCAGACCTCGCCACCGGAGTCGGTGAAGCTGTTGAATCCGCTGGCCGGTGGGGTCTGGGGCGGGTAGTACGGGGTCGCCACAAAGGAAGCAGTGGTCGAGGTGTCCACCCACAGGAACCCGTTGGGCGGGTTGATCACCGGGGCGGCAGCATTGGGGGCGGTAGCGGCGACGTTGGCGTAGGTCGGACCCACCGGGGTGATGGCAATGTACTGCCCCGACGTGACATCCCAGTACTTCAGCGTCGGCATCGATCAGCCCGTCCCCATGTAATCGAAGGTGGCCCAAAATGATTGACTACCAGGGGCAATCGAAGGGATAGTCGCTGACAGGTAAACCTGGAAGTAGTCTCCGGCAGCAGCCCAGAGCGTTGCCGACGTATAGGCTACCGGCCAGTTCCCAGAACCGCTGTAGGTCTGCTGACCGGTGTTCGCATACGATGCCCCGTTTTTGTAGATGGCCGAGTTGATGTATTGGCCCGTTGCAGGAGCTCCGCTGTTGATGATGCCGTTGACCAGGTACCAGCCCGCCACCGGGGCCGTGAAGCGTCCAGTGGCAGGCGCATAGAGAGCAGTGAGATCACGATCGACAGTATCGAAGAGGACAGCAGCCCAGGCGACAGTAGGCGTAAAGGCAGTATTCCGGTACACCCGACAGTGCAGAGCATCCCGTGCTCTCTTCCACGCACTCCCGTTGAGGGACACCCATACGTCCCCGGCACCGTCGGTGAAGGAGTTGAACCCCGAGACCGGCGGCGTCTGGCTGGGGAAGAACGGTGCCGCCGCCCAGGTGGCCGTGGTCGAGTTGTCCACCCACAGGAAGCCAGCAGGGGGAGCAATGGCGGGAGCACTGGCATTCGGTGCTGTTGCCTGCACCTGAGCATACGGAGCCGGTGTGGCTGGCAACCCGTGATGGTGGTCAGCCCTGGCATACAACGCGCTGGAACCCACGACCGACGCCGCACCGAACGCATCAGGACCAGCAACGGTTGTCGCCACCGCCGGCGGGATACCGGTCTGCCACGGAGACCAAGCACCCGTGTAGCCCCGCATCGCGTGTTGGGTGCCGTCCTCTGCCGTCCATACCTGGGTGATGTTGGTTGCATTGAAGTTGAAGACCTGCAGGAACCCGTACTCGACATTACCCGGCGGTCCGTTCGGGTTACTGCTGAGTTGGAAATAGATACCGGTCGTGGTATCGCCGTTGAAGTCAGCCGGGGCACCCATGATCGTGCCGTAAGGAGACACCCACAACGTGTCGTAACTGGTGGCGGAGTTCTTGGCCAGCACCTGACCAGCAGAGCCCCCGGTTGGAAGACCGCCCTGAGCGGTTCCGACGAAGCCAGGAACACCGGCGTTGTTGCCAGTGACCTGGAGCTGCCCCACAACCATCCATAGCTGCGCAGTGGTGCCGAGGGTGATCGGAGGAGGCCCGTTCTGCTGCAGCCACACAGAGTTCGCCAGCGTGGACCCATTGCGGATGTAGACCTGCGTTCCGGTTGTGATCGGGTCGTTCGTTCTGGTCAATATCCAGGGGGTCGAGGCCGAACCGGGATTGGTAACCGCATAAAGACCGTTCTGCCCAGCGACGACACCCTGCGAGTTCTTGACCAGGATCCGTCTGCCCGCCGCCGGGCTGGCCCCATCGACAGTGAAAACAGCGTTGACAGTGGAAGTGATGGTACCGGCGGCATTGTTGTAGGTGTACGACGGGAGTAGATCGGTCGTCCCGTAATCGACGACAATATTCGTCGTATACTGGCCAGCCACTGCACCCCAAGCCGTGCCATCCGAGATGCACAGTGTCTTGTAGGTCGTGTCGTAGTAGGAGTCCCCCGCCGCACCAATAGGAGGCGGCGAGGCGAGGGGAATGGCGTTGGTGGTGCCGTAAGATCTGGGACTCATCAGCCCACCACCACGCAGCGATATCCGGATCCCAAGGCAGGGCTATAAGTGATGGTCACCGTGTTGACGGTGGTGGGTGCCCAGTCGACCGAAACGGCGCCGTAAGGCGATGCACCGTTATACACAGCCACGATGATGTCCCTCGTATTCAAGTTGTGAGTGATCGTTTCCGGCGAAGCAGATCCGTTGAGCGCCCCAGCGAATTTCGCAACTGTCGATAGGCTCTGCAACGCCTGAGCAGTCAGAACCGGCAGCGCCGTCCAGCCACCGGCGTGCGCCCACGGCGCTGCCCCCTCGCCGCCTCTCGTCACTATCCAGCTCGTGCCCGACACATTGGTGACGACCATGATCTCCGGCGGCGCGTTGGTGTCCGCCGCATCCACGATCCGGAACTGGGTCGTAGGCGAAGCGCCATTGGACGCAGGGGGTGCCCCCGTTGACGACGCCACCGTGAGAGTCTCGGACGCCCCTGACGTGGGCGCGCTGGTGCCGCCAGCAGTGACGGTCCACCTGTAGTACTCAGAGAACAGGTCAACCGGCATTGGCCGGACCGCTAACTCAGCGTCTTGGTGTACGACCCCGAGGCGATAGAAAAAGTGTCACCCGCGTTGACGGCCTTCGAGGCTGACAACAGACCGAACCACCGTCTGACCGGTGTGCCGGCCGAGTCCCATTCGTCTACGCCGACCACCGTCACCGGTGGCATGTTCGTCCAGGTCATCAGCAAGTTGGAGGTGATCGAACCGCCCGACGCCGCCGCGAAGGTGATCGTCTGACGGGCGTAGGCGTTGGCGCCCGGAGTCACCTCGGTGCCCGGAGCCGTCGCCGTGCCGATGATGGTGACCAGTGCCACCTTGATCGGCGCGGTGACCGCCGGGTAGGCCGTCTGCCCCGACGACGCGGCCAGCAGGGCGTTGGCCTCAGCCTGCACCAAGTTCGCCATCTATGCCTCCGTCGCCGTGGTCTGGAACTCCGGGGACTCGACCCCCACGGTGTCGAAGAGCACCTGGAGGTGCTCTGAGCCCTTGGTCTGCATCAGCGCGGTGAACTCGTCCGACGGGGCCGTGTCGGTCAGCGTCTGAGCGGCCTGATCCACGTCGACGGTGCAGATCGGGCAGCCATCCTCGGCGCAGCACTGAATGTGCTTGGACACCGAGAGATCGGTCCCTTCACCCGTGACCGGGTGGACGAACGCCACGTACTGGACATGGTGAGCATGCGTATCGGTCACCCCGCACTTCGCGCATGCTCTGCTTTCTCTCTCTGGCGGAGTATCGCTCATGCCTACCCTTCCCTTTCGCTACTGCATCGACATTTCAACACAGCTCACGCTGCCTCCGTGTGGACGACAGCGACCACGACACATAGATCGGCACCGGGGGTCGCGGATCCCACTTGCACCACGTTGACGGTCAAATAGTCCCCGACGGCCACCGCCGTCACGTCCGGGATCGCCTCTGCGCTCACCATGGCCCCGACCTGAATGGTCGGCCGAGGCGCGGTCACGAAAACCGGCTGCCCGTTCTTCAGTACCTCAACCACGATCGCCGAACCGGCCGGCGGTGTGCCCACCGTGGCGATCACCGAGAGGATGTTCCCCTTCAACGGGATCGGTAGGCGCACCACCCCGGGGAAAACGCTGAGCTCCCCGAGCATGGTGAAGGGGTAGCTGGTCACCGGCTGACCGGCCGGTCCCTGCGGTCCCTGCAGGCCGACGCCCACCACCTCGATGGTCTGACCTGTGCCGTCCTCGTCGACCTCGACGACCTGACCCGCCCACGGCGGGCTCTGCTCGACCTCGACGACCAGCTCGTTGATCTGCAGCTCGCTCATTCGTCACCCACCCGCAGGACGACCAGCGGACCCGACGACACCGGCTGAACCTCGGTGGCGTCGACCTTCGAGTAGATCCCGCAGTCGTACACACCCGTTCGGCTAAGGAGCAGAGTCTCGTCGGCCCCTAAACGCACGTGGATCTCCCCGATGGCCGGGGTGGCGCCCGGCTCGAGCTGCACGTTGGCGTCAGCCGGGTTGCCGGGATCAGCCATGGTGTCGTCCACGTTGATCAGCGCCGTGCCGTCAGGCCGGTTCAGGATCTGGAACCGGGCCCCGTAGCCCTGCAAGGACACCGGGTTGCCGGCCGCGTCCTTGATCCGGAAAACGACGCGATACGTCTTGCCCTGACGGACCGTGAGGGTGTGGGGATCAGTGGTTGTCGGTGTGCTCACGCAACAGCTCTTCTCGGCTGGTAGAAGGTGTCATTTGAGTGTCACTCGATACCCACCGAGGTCCCAGGACGGCCCGGACGGGTGAGCGTCACGCCGCCCGCCTCGCGCACCGCGCCCGCCGCCTCCCGGTAGATCTGCTTGTAGACGTTGCGGTACGTCTCACCCAAGTTCTCGGCGATATAGCCGACCCCGGCGTCCAACCAGTGCTCCGCCCGGATCCCCCTGGTCATGCGCGGCTCCTGGTTCTCGACGACCCCGCCGCCTCTGCTGAACCCCGATGGGAGCTCACCGAGCGGATAGAACTCCTCGCGGTTGATCCAGAAACCACGCGGGATCCGGAACGGAGGCCGGGCCGCCTCCTCGAGACCCATCGACGCCACCACCAGGTTCGACCAATGCACGTTGAACCGAGGTGACCCTGCGCCGGCGGCCGCTCCGGCGCCGAAATTGAGGCGAGCCCATTGACGCGCCGCCCCGTCCAGCAAAGGCACGTTGCCGAACAGGATCCCCTTGTCGGTCGCCGTCGCGAATCCTCCGCTGGCCAGGGCGCCGAGCAGCAGCCCGCCGGCGTAGCGCGTGTTGCGAGGATCGCGGGCCGAGGTGCGGTACGCCGGCGAGTGCCGCCCGGCGTCCCTGGCCGCCTGGTACGCCGCGATGGTGGCCTCCTGGGCGCCTCTGGCCAGCTCGGTGTTCGCCGCCTCCAGTTTCGGTCCGACCTCGGACGCTCCCTGGCGGAGCAGCTCCCCGAAAGTCACGACCGTGCGGGCCGTTCGCATAGTGGCGTCAGCGGTGGCCGCGATGATCTGCGGGACCAGGTCGTCCTCGGCCAGGTAGACCGCCTGCGTCATCGCCTCGGCCACGACCGGCTGCAGGGCCGCTGCGACGGCCGCACCGATGTTGAGACCGGCCATCAGCTCGCCATCGATTCGAGCAGGCGTCGCATCTCACCGACGTCGGTGTGCAGGGCGGCGATCTTCTCCAGATAGAACTCGTTGAGGACCATGTCGTCCCGGTCGAGGCTGCGCAGCAGGTCCAAAGCCAGGTCGTAGAACTCGTTGAGCTGATCCAGGATGACCTTGCGGAGCTTGGCCTGGACGGCCGGGGACAGCGAACGGTCGCACTCGCGTTCCTTCACGCCCAGGATGATGGCGATGGCCCGGTCCCGGCGTTTGGCCAGCAGCTCTACCACCGCGGTCTGCACCTCAGCCCGCCTCGTCCTCGTCCTCGCCGTAGAAATCGACGAGCTGGAACTGGATCGAGAACCAGTTCCGCAGCCACTCCTTGGTCCAGCCGTGCGCCCGGTCGACCCGCAAATTGACCACGTCGCACGTCGCCACGACCGACGGGGTGGCCTGACGGAAGTCGTAGACGTCCACCGTCGGCCCCGTCCGGCCGATAGAAGCGAAACGGCCCTCCAACAGGTCGGCCACATCCCCGATCAGGTGCTTGCCCAGACTGTCGCTCTCCGCGTACAGGTCCACGTAGAAGAACCGGATCTTCTCGGCCAGGTTGCTGCCCAGCTCCCACGCCGTTCCACTCACGTTCTCGTCCGACAAGGCCAGCGTGTTCAGCGGCACCTCCCGCTCGGTGTCCGGCGGCTCGTCGACCAGGTTGACCGGGGCGTGGCGGCGGGCCGGGTCGAACCAGCCCAAAGCGGTCAGACCGTCGCTGATCAACCTGAACGTGGAGTCAAAGATCAGCCGGGACCGGAGGCCGCCGACAATGGTGGGAGGAGTGTCGGTCATGGCTCAACTGCGCGCCGATGCCCGCAGCTCGTAGACCGTCACGTCGAACAGACCGATCGGTACCGCCCCCGGCGGGTCGATCACGTAGTGGCTTCCGCCCACCAGCACCTCGGTGGCCGCCGACACCTGCTGCCAATCCACGTCCAGCAACGTCAGCGCGACTCGGCTGGCGTCGAACACACCAAGCGCGTCGCCCTCCACGTTGCCCCCCACGAACGTGACCGCCACCGGCACCACGATCGACTGGGCTGGCACCGTCGACGTCGGCGTCGACGTCCAGTCGTACGGGTCGTGCGCCGGGTCGGCCACCGCGTAGGTGTCATGCCCGGGGACCAGGAACGTGACCTGCTCAGACACCGCCGGCGGGGCGCCCATCCCCATCGCGAAGTGGATGGCGTCACGGAACTGGGTGGCGTTGAAGCCCGAGCTGGTCCCGTCACCGGCCACGACGTTGCCTCAGTTCCCGGCCGGTCGGACCAACTTGGTCCAGGCCCCGGGTGGCGTTGAAGCCCGAGCTGGTCTCGGCCATCAGGTAGTCAAGCCGTACTGCGCATAGGGGGCCGGGAGAAGCTCACCAGAACCGACCCAGTAGGTCGTCCGCTGCATGATCGACTGGTCCCGGGCGGTGATGGCGTCGATGATCGTCACGTTCGTCGACCCCAGATCGCTCAACCGGGTCAAGATGATGTCCCGCCGGTTGACGATGTCCTTCATGATCTCCACCAGCAGGCTGGCCGACTGCCCGGTCTCGAAACGCACCGATCCGGCCTGAGCGATGAACGTGGTCCTGATGTCCCGCAACGTGTTACGGATCACCCGGAAGCTGGCATACAGGATCACCAGCTGCACCATGTCCCGACCCAGATCCGGCTGGGTGCTCGGATCCGTGCCAGCCGGGACGACCGGGGTGATCAGACCGTTCTCGTCGCAGGTGAACCCCTCCAACAGGCCGTCCAGACGGGCCTCCCAGAATGAGTCGGCCAGCTGTCCGAGCCAGTCCCCGTCCGACGCCGCCGGGAAGTCCTGCACTCCCGGCGGGTTGACCTCACGTTGAAGGGCGTCGGTGTAGTCCGCCAAATCGACTGCCACGCGACCTCCCAGCGCTACCGGGGCGTGACCGGCTGCCCGAAGACCGGCTTGCGGTCACTGCTGTAGTCCACGGTCGACTGTACCGTGACCGCCAACGACGGCGAGACCTCGGCCAAGCGGCCCTGGATCATCCGCATCCGTTTCACGGTGACGTCCTCGTCCAACGCGATGGCCGCCAACCGCTCCAAGGTCATCCCGTTGGTGATGGCCTGCAACCGGGCGTCGAAGGTCTTCGGGTGAACCTTGACCAACGCCCGCATGTCCGACTCGCTCATGACGTTCGGGTTGCTGGCCAACTCCCGGGCCTCTTCGGAGTCGTCCAACAACCGGACCGGCTCGAAGAAGCCGTTGCGGAACACGTCCAAATCCTCGCTGGCGGTCCGCTCCGAGTTGATCCGGCGTTCCTCCGGTGTCAGATGAAACGTGCGGCCCGGGCCGATCTGCTCGACCCTGACCATCTCGCCGCGGTGATCGAGACGGCTGATGAAATGAGTCCCGAGCGTGGCGTTCCGCCAGCTCTCCATGTCGTTACGAGGGGTCTCGGCCATGTCCTTGTCCTTCTCCCAAATGCCCGGCGGGAATCGGAGACCCGCCGGGCAGCCTCATGCCTGACCGTGACGGCTAGTCGCCGCCCCCGGTGCTCCCCACCGGTGTGTACGTGCCGCCGGAGCCGAAGGTCGCCGCGATCGAAGTGTCAACGATCCGACGCAGCCGGTTCGGCCGGTAGACCACGCCGCCGAAGTCGCGGCGGGCCAGGTAGTGCCAGTACCAGTTGTCCTCCTCGGTGTACTCCTTGGAAAGGAGCCCACCGAAGAAGGCGAACTTGGAGGCGTCCCGGCCGATCACCCACAGCTCGTTGGCCGGGAAGAACGGCACATCCACGTCGTCCCGGTAGTTCTTCAGGGTCACGATGCGAGCGCCCCGGTAGACGCCGAGCACGCCCTGCTGGAGGAGTTGCTCGTTGGTCTCGGGGAAGAACCCGGCCGTGTTCTGGCCGGTGCCCATGATGGCGTCGATGATCTGGTCGGTGACCGTCGAGCGCCCGAGGATGGTGATGTTGAAGTCCAAGCTCACGTCCCGGACCTGGCGCAGCGCCGTGTTGACCGCCGTCAGACTGATACCCGCGGCCGAGCTGTAGTACGGCGACGTGTTCGGGATAGCCGCCTGGAACAGCGTCAACACGCGTTGATTGACCATGGCGTCCAGGCGTTGCACACCAAGATCGACCAGGGTGGCCTGCGTCTCACCGAAACTGACCCGCAGCTTGTCTTCCATCTCCGAGACGTGGAAGCCGATCACGTCACGGGCGATCTCGAAGACCTCCGAATGCAACGTGCTCTGCTCGATGTAGGCGCCGCGAGCCAACCAGAACGCCCGCAGACCCCGGGTTTCCTTCACGAACGAACGCCCAGAGAAATCGACGTTGTCGACCTGGGTGTACAGACCGAGGAGGTTCTCGTGCTGGAAGCCCCAGTAGATGGTCTCAGTCATGTCCTGAGCCATCTCCCGACGCCACACCGGGTCATCCCAATTCGCGGCCGCCTCCCGGTTGACGGCATCCAACTTCTCCCGTAGCTGACGACGATCGTCGTCAGTACGCCCAAACGCATCGACCATGACCGAGTTGCCCATATCTGGCCCTCCCCCTTAGAAGAGCAGTCGGGCTTCGACCTCAGCCCGAACCGTGTCGACGTTGGTTATGACAGCCCAAGCTCCGGCGGCGGTGGCGGTTGACTGCCAATAGCCGTTGACGTCGTCACCGGTGAAGGGGATGAGGTAGTCGCCAACGATGACCGTGGGCGACGCACCGATGCCGCTGACCATCGTCCGGCCCGGATACGTGCGCGCCCCGAGGAAGCTCTCCGTCACGGTGTTGGCCAACCAGAGCTTCGTCTGCACTCCGAAGATGACCTGGATGGCCTTGGCCAGCGGCGCTGTCCCAAGGTCCGAGTACGTGGTGAGCAGCGGGTCGAGCCCAGCGAAAGCGGCCGGCGCGTACTCGTACACGCAGATGCCCAGAAGAGCGCCAGCGGTCGTGAGCGTGCCGCTCGGGGCCAGCTTGACGATCTGGTTGCCGAACGGGTCGAGCCCGGCCGCCAGATCGGCAATCACCGGAGCCCCCAACGGGATCGGGTTGCCGGCCGGAGGCGTCGAAAACCGTCCCTGCCGACTCTCGTTCTGCGGAGCTACGCGGAAACCGAAGTTCCGCCCATACGTGGTCATTGCACCCCCTCCTTACAAGGTCGAGAGATCGAGGCGCCCGTGTTCCCGGCGCATGGCGAACAGTTCCTTGACGGCCGAACTCGAGCTCGACGGGATCGTCGTCGCCCCGTCCCGAGCGGCGTGCAAAGCCGTCTTCTCCGGGATGGTGTCGGGCTTCACGGCCGACAGCTGAGACCAGCTGTCACAGGCAGCAGCGAAGTCCTCGTCGCTCATCGCCGCGAACCGGTCGATGTTGGCTTCGAGGTAGCCCTCCGGGAAGTTGGCGACCTCACGGATCTTGGACAGACGGTCCTGCCTGCGGGCCACCATCGTCTCGCGTTCCTCGGCTGCCACCGACTCCGCTTCCAGCCAGGTGACGATGGCGTCACGCTGGGTCGCGGCATTGGCGGCTTCCAGTACTGCCTCGTCGAGACGCGTCTGCAGCTCAGCGATCTGCGGCTCGAACGACGCCCGCAAGGCAGCCTTGGCCTGCTCGACTTCGGTGGTCTGGACCTCCGTCTCCAGCTCAGCGATACGGTCCTCAAGTGGCTTTTTGGCCGCCTCGACCGCCGCCTCCACCCGAGACGCAAGCTCTTCGTCGGAGTAGGTCATCTCATCACCCGCCTGGCCTCCCTCATCCATGGCGCAAAGAGGACAGCCATCGGAGTCGTGCACGGCGTCTTCAGGCTTCTCCGCCATCAGCCGGTCGTGCACGCTCTTGAGGCTGCTGTTCATCGCCGTGCTCATCCTGTCCGCACTCATCGTCTGGACCTCCTCAGAAATCAAAAACTTGCGTTGACGGACCATGAGGACCTGCGTTGACGCACCAGGTCAGCTCGCCCAACCTTTCGGCAACATGGCTCTTTACGCTTTGAGGTGCGCCGCTTTGGACGACAGGCCCAACGCTGCGGCCCGCTTCTTGATGTGAGCAATGACCTGAGCTCGTTTGCCTGGTCCGGCCCGGCCTATGGCCTGGATGGCATCGGAGAGAGTTTGCGGACTGACGATAGGGTAGGAACCGTCAGGCAGAGCGTGACCTTTGGCGGCCAGCTGCTTGCGCTCCGCCGTGGAGAAGTCCCGGCCCCACTCCCCCTCCACCTCCCGGTAGGCGAAACCCATGAGCTGGGCCACCATCGCCTCCCACCGAGAGGCGTCAAGATGCCCGAATTCCTGGGAGATCTGGTCGTGGGCCACCTCGGCCTCCTTGGCGTAACGGGCCATCAGCCCGGACAACTGGGTCACGTCCGCGTGGTTCCATCCCGGCTTGGCCGGCGGCATGATGAGCGCCCCGCCGGTGAAATGCGGTTCGCCCAGACGCTTCTTGGCTCCTGCTTGGTTGAGATGGTCGCAATAGGTGGGACTCTGACGACCGTCGTACTGGTAGGTCTGCCCGCACACCGCCGCGCAATTCACGGTCTTCGGCACGCACTCCATGCTGAAGAACAGGGAGCCTTCCTGGTGAGCCCGTTCCACGGCGGTGAACTCGTCGGGAAAGTAGTAGCGCCAGAACGAGGCCAACGCCTCGATATACGGGTTCGACGGGTTCTCCGAAGCCGCCTTCTCGCCGGTCGGGTAAAGCATCTCCGCGGCGACGAAGTTCCCGACGATATAGCGGGGCTGGTGCAGCAGATTGAGCGGGGAATTCGGGATCGAGGTGTGGGCCACTTCCAGTTCCTTGCGGTCGAAGATGTGGCCGTTCTGGTTGGCCTGGTCCGCCTCCACGAACCGGCCGAGCACGTACTTGAGGGCCGGGTTGCGGACCACGTGACGTTCCGCCCAGGCCAGCTCGCGTCCCTCCTCGATCAGGAACGCCTGCGCTCCGAGATAGACGCTCCGCTCGCTCTCGATCAGCACACTCATGTGTTCTTCGGCCTCCCTCGCCTCGGTGGCTCACCCTGCCCGGTTCCGGGTGCGGCACCACCGCCCCGACGGTTGCCTCCGAGATTGCGTCCGGCGCTGCGACCCACAGCCTTCGGGTTCGGCGCCGGCGGCACCGGATTCGAGGGCTGCTTGGGCTTGGTGGGCGCCGGTCCGACACTCGGCGCCCCCTCGGCCGGGAGCTCGCTGGGCTTGCCTCCCGGCCCCACCGGGACCAGGTGACCGGGCCCGGGGGCCGAGAACGGCACGTTGGTCGGCGTGAAGTATTTGTCGTAGTACAGCGCCTCCCGCTGGCGCATGATGGCCTCTTCGTCCTCATCGAAGTCCAGCTCGTTCAACACCGAGTCGCGCGACAGGTCGCCCCGGTCTCGCAGGTCGAGGATGTACTGCACCAGCGACGGATCGAAGTCCAGCTCGACGCGGGTCGGGTGGTAGCGCAAAGTCGGCTGCGACGTCAGGGACGGGTTGGCCAGGACGCAGGGACCCATGATCTCGCGCTCCAACGTGCGTTTCAGCATGTAGCGGCGGGACTCGAGGCCCCGAGCGATGACCTTGGCCAGCTTGATGGAGTCGTCGCTGCGGGGCGTCCCGGCGCCGCTGTGAACCAGGAACATCTGGTACAGCCGGGTCGTGATGCGCGAGTCGATGGTTGAGTACTTCTCCGCCGACAACGTCACGTCCAGCTTCGGGGTGATGATCTCCACCGACAGCCGATGATCGCCGACGATGATCGGGATGCGGGCCACTGTGGTGACCTGCGTTTGCAGCTGGGTGATCTCCTCCGGTCGGGCCGGGTGATGCTCGGTGCCCTTCTTGATCAAGATGATGAAGTTGGTGCCGCCGATCAGGTAGGCGCGGTCCATCTGGCGTAGCTGCTGCTTGAGGTCGAGCAGCTCGAAGATGCTCTTCAGCCGCACCTTGGCGAACCGCTCGTACTGGCTGCGGGTCAGCGTGTGCCGCCACACGTTGCGGGGATTCAGAATGTACAACCAGTCGGCTTCGATGCCCTCGCCGGCCAGCACCGTCCGCTCGTAGTTCGGCGGGTCGTACTTACCGACGATGATCTGACGGCTGACCGGATCGGCCTGCGGGTCGTTCAAGACCGCCGCGTCGAGCAGGTCGGTCTCCGTGCGGTCAGCGACGTAGGCCAGCTGTTCCTGGTTGAACATCAAATTGCCGACCGGGACCACCTTGGTCGGGTCGAGGATGCTGACCCCGAGCGGCACCGTCAGGTTCGGGTAGACCTTCTTCCGTCTGGTGCCGTTGACGGTCTTGCCCCGCACCTTGTAGTCCTTCTGCCCCCACCACGTCACCGCGTAGAACTGGCTGACCGAGAACAGCTCGCGCCACATCTCGCGGAGACGGCTCTCGACGTCGATGTCGAAGGCGATCTGACTCCAGATGTCCTCTTCGTCCTCGTCGTCGCAGGCGAACGAGATGCGGTTGAAAGCCAGGCTCTCGGTCGACTCCGCCACCCCCGAGACGACGTCGTCGGAGTCGACGATGTCCCGGGCCGTCTTGAACTGCTCGAACACCCGTTGAGGCGTGACGTAGCGGTCGCGCTGGAACAGGTTCCCGACCCGGCCCCGGCCCGTCCCGAACTCGCCCGAGTTGGTGATGCTCCAGCGCATGAGCTGAGCGATTTCGGGGTGCGGTCCGTGCAGCGCGTTGTAGATCGCCTCGCCGGCGATGCCGCTCTCGTTGATGACCACCGTGCGACCGTCGAACGGGTCCCCCTCGACGATGGTGGTGTTCCCGTTGCTCACACCTGCCCCTTCCCGCTGACCTCCCAATCGAAGGTCCGGCAGGCTTGGATGCGGCTGTGCAACCGGAACTGCCGGTCGCACTCGTCGATCAGAGGATCGATCTCCCTGGTCCGCAAGGCCGTCAGCCGTCGGCTCTCGCTGCGCACCAAGCTGAGACGGATCTCCCCCAGCCGGGCGGTGATGGCCGACAAGGTGGCGAAGACCCCGTCGGGAGGCAGCGAGTTCAGCTGCTTCAGCCGGCAGAAGTACCCGTCGATCTCCTGGCGCACCTCGGCCACGAATGCCTGTTCATGGCTGATCGACGGATGGGGGACCGGGACCTCGTCCGGGACTTCCTCGGGCTTAGCGCGACGAGATTCGCGCAAAACGAGCACGGTCATACCGACCTCCTCGACGTTGGTGGGAGAAAGCTGAAGTTCTGCCAGGTTCAGCCGAGATCGAGGATGTAGTCGTAGACGGGCCGGTCGTCGACCTGCTTACGCATCCGCATCATCTCTTCGATCTTGCGCTGGATGTAGCCGAGCACGCCCATGCGGGCCGCGTCGAGGGCGTGGAAGGAGCCTTGGCTGTAGACCCGACGACGTCGGCCGTACATGTCCATCGCCTCTTTGGAATACGCCCACGTCTGCCCCTGGAACTCGCCGATGAGCCCGGTGTCCCACGGCAACCAGAGCTGCTGCTTGTCGACCATGTCCCGCAGCGTGTCGGTCGCGTACTCAAGGACGTTGCGGAAGATCCCGGCCTCCTTGACGTCGTCGTCGCCCACGCTCATCTCAGCGATGGCCGCGTCGTCGAAATCCACCAGGATCTTCTCGGAGAAGTTGTAGCCCTTGATCTGGTTGGCCACCGCCGGCGCCATCTCCTGCAGGTCCTGGAACAGCGGCAGACCGACGCCGCTCTTGTCCATGGCGAACGCCTGCGGCCGGTAGAATTCCATCATCCAGCAGATAGCCCGGCACTGCTGAGGGTTGGACAGCCGTTCCAGGTGAACGCGGGTGAGGAGACGCAGACGGGTGACGCTCCCCGCTTTCTCCTCCCCGAAGACCAGGATCTCGCTCGGGTGTTGGGTGTAGCCGACGTCCATGCCGGCCCACGTCGCCCGGTACGACTTGTGGCGGTCGGGGAAGTCCAGGAATTCCATCACGTCGCGGTTCTGGCCCCGGTCGGTGAGTTCCTCGTGACTGACCTGGTAGTGCTGGTATTCGGCCAGGTTGTACTCCGACGACAGGTCGTCGTCGACAACCTTCATCAGCCGGTGGAGGACGAACAGCGGGTTGGTGGCGTCGCCGTGGAGGCCGAGGACGTTTCTGCGGTAGTCCGGGTTGTCGCGGCTGCGGTACTGGCGGATCTTCTCCTCCCGCTCCTCCGCGCTCCAGTTCGGGCGGTGCATGGCGGTGATGCGGTGGATGGTCCACGGGTTGGTCGGGCTGTCCTGGGTGAATTCGTAGAAGCTGTCCCGAATGCCGCGGGTCACCCCGTGGGCTCGCCACACCGCCCCGGTGTGTCCCCGTTTGAGGGTCTCGATCAGCTCCGTCCAGCCCGCCGCCGGGTAGTCCTGGGCTTCGTCCAGCTCCAACCACAGCGGGTGGATCCCTTTGATCCCTTTCCCGTCTCGCTGGGGGATTCGTCCGATGAGACGGGCGCCATTGGCGAAGTTCATCATGAACGGCCGGTGCGTGACCGCGCTGCGACCGGGCTGCAGCATCTCCCGACCCAGACGGCAGTCGTTGAATCTCCGTTCAATGAGATTGGTGAGCGGCTCGAGGTGCACGAGCTCGGGGGCGGTGACCACCGCCTCCTGTCCGGGGTAGCGGTGCGGGAAGGAGAACATGCGCAGCGTGATCGACAAAGTCTTACCGACGCTGCGGGCCGCCTGGTCGATCTGCAACGGGTCCTCGCTGCGGAACCATTTCCACTGGAACGGCCACGCCCGGAAGCAGCCGTCAGGGTTGGTCGGATCGGGGTCGTACCACACCAGTTCGGCCAGGTCGAGACCGCAGGGATCCATCAGGATGGCGTGCAGGTACGCCTCTTCCTCGGAGAGGTTCTCGACGATCTCGGTCATGCCCGGGCCACCATCGAGTCCCGCCAGAACAGGGCTTCGTAGCTGGCCACCGATTTCTCCGGGAAGCTGACCAGCCCGTTCACGATGGCAGAGACGATCACCGCGATGCGGTACTCCACGAAATAGCTGGGCTCTTTGCCGAACCCGACGGCGATCTGCTCCATGACCTCGCGCGTCGGCATCATCTCGCCCCGCAGCAGACGGTGAACATGGGAGCGGGACAGCCCGGTGCGGCGGGCCAGTTGGGTGAGGGAACGCACGCCGGCGAGCAGAGCGAACGCCTCCCGGAATGGTTGCAGCGTGTACGGCCGTTCCAGCGGGTCCTTGCCGAGGAGGCTGTCGACCTGCGGTCCGACCTTGGCCGGGTTCAGCGCCGGTCGCGGTCCCGGGCGGCCGGGGACGGCCTGATCGGCTTTGAGCAGATCGCGTAGGACACGGCCCATCAGGTCGACGTCGCGCTCGAAGGCGCGGCGCCACGCGTCTTCTGTCTCCGGTGACTGCGGGCCCATGAGCGGCGAGGAGGGAAGCAACTGACGGATGAGGGCGAGGCGCTCTTCCCACGGCAACTTGGGATGGAAACGCGAGAAGTTGTACTCCTGCCTGGCTTCAGCTCTCACATCGCTCTGATCCACGTGCGCTGCTGATGGGTTCTGAAATACTCGTCGATCGAGTCGAACTCGGGGATGGCGATGTCGTGCAGCCACTCCAACACGTCGGCGTCGGTGACGTGCATCTCCCGCTTCTCCTGGTCGTCGCAATTCCTGTTCAGCGTCAGCAACGCCTTCATCTCGTGGAAAAGCTCCAGGGCTTTGTCCAGCTGAGATTCCCGCATGACACCGAACTCTTTGGCCCGGATTTGGAGGTTGGCCAGGTAAGCGGTGACGGAGTCCTCGCCTTTCTGCTTGTCCCTGGCCATCTTGTCGATACCGAGAAGCTTCTTCAGTTGGCGCAACTCGCTGGAGTACTGCGAGAACGCCTTCTGGGTTTCGTTCTCGTCAATCGAGTCGCCCCACCAGTTCTTCTGGCGGGACAGCCACACACCCCAGCGGTAGCACATGAGTTCGAGGACCAGCATGCGGTCGACGTCCTGCAGGTCGCTGATGTTCGGGAAGTGGTTCTGCTGGAGATACAGCCCGACGCGCTCGGTGATGTAGTCGACTTCCTCGGAATGGACCGGGAAGGTAGCTCCCGACGGGAGCCGCACTAAAACCATCCCATCGGCGTCGGGAAGGGCTGCAACTGTGCCCAGAGCACTCACGTGCATAGAGAGTAGGCGAAGGTTGAACAGGAGTGGTGGAAAGCGTCCCGCGGTTCGGGACAGTACCTAGGCCGACTACCAGGGCTTTTGTAGCACCCACACTCCCCGATGGGCGCTGAACAACCAAAACTGTCGAAGTTGCCGAGCCTTTACATCGAGTGGGAGCCAGCCTTGACGATCGAAGCGCTCATCCCAATACGCCCGGTCCACGACGTTCTGGTGGGTGGGGTCGTCGTCCCAGCCGGGCTGGCCGGTGACGCAGATGGTGAACAGCGCCTCGCCGCCCGGTTGCAGCAGATTCCACAGGTGGCCGAGCGCGGTGTCGGTGTGCTCTGCGGGGATGTGTTCCAAGGTCTCGAAGCAGGTCACCAGGTTGCACGACGGCACCGAGATCACCGGCGGGTCCGGACCGGTGAGATCGAAGTCGCACAGGAACGGTCTGGCGAACGCGTCGGCGTGGTTGAGGGCGTAAGTGGAGGAATCCAGTCCCCATGCGTCCAGGCCGCGCCGGCGGAGATGCTTGACCAGGTAGCCCATGGCGCAGCCCACGTCGATGACGTGACGGGTGCCGGACTGGTCCTGGGCGTCGATGATCGCGAACAGCTCCTTGACGATATGGGCGATGTCTTCCCAGAGCGTGGAATCCTGGTAGCCCCGGCCGCTGTCCAGGGTGTTCCAGTAGTCGGCCCCGTAGGTGGTGTCAGTCGTCCTCATGGACCAGCCCTGCCGCTCGGCGCCGCACGGCGGCTTCGCGAAGCTGGATGATCTCGCAGCGCACACACGGGGATTCGGGGTAGCACCATTCGCCGCAGTCGTAGCACCAGGCCCGATGCGAGCCAGCGGTGCGATGCTCGCCGCACACCCGCGGCCTGTGGCCGACGAAGTTCTCTCCGTCGTAGAGCGCCGTGCCGACGTTCAGCTCATCCATCACGCTCCTGAAGAGTGGGGTCCGCCTGCAAGGAGCCCGTGTTGCTCGGCATGGTCACGCTCAGGTCCACTCCGGCGACCCGGGCCTGCGACAGGCTGGTGGAAAGGGCGCTGTACGCCGCCGTCGTCGTCGCCGCATTGCCGGCGAAGTTGATCGTGGTGGCCGTGTTGACGTCCAGCTTGCGTGACTCCGTCCAGCCCGCGCCGCCCGAGCCCATGAACACGAATTCCCAGCCCGCCTCCTTCTTGTCCCGGATGGCGGTGTTGACCATGTCCAGCGTCCAATGCCGGGAGGCGTTCTCTTCGCCGTCGGTCAGGACGACAAAGACCACCTGGCCGTCGAAGGTCGGGTTGTCGGCCAGCCACTTCTCGGCCTGCTCCACCGTTCTGCCCACCCCGTCGTAGAGGGCGGTCGAGCCGCTCGGCTGGTAGGCGTTGTCGCCTCTGGCCGCCAGGAGCGGGATCAGCTTGAGGTCCCCGGCCTCGTAGCGCACGGTGATCTCGCTGTCGAACAGCGTCAAGGTCAGGTAGGCGTCGCCGACCACGCCCCGCTGCTCCTCCAAGAAGGCGTTGACCCCGTCGATGGTGGCCTGCGCCACGCCGTTCATAGACCCGCTCTGATCCAGCACCAGATTGATGAGCACATCACCCTTAGCCATCTCCTGTTTCCTTTCTCTCATTCTCCGTTCTGCGGCCCCGACGAACGTCGACGCTCGGCCCGTCCCAGGCGACCAGGTCCGGGGGTTCTGCGATCGAGCGGACGTGGGCGTCGGAGTGGAAGTGCTGAGCCCCGGTGTAACGCTCGTACTTGGCTTTGCGGTCCGCCGGGTCGGCGTAGCCATAGTGCATCAACCAGAGGTCACGGGCGTCGATACGGGGGGCGCCGGTCACGTAGGTCGGCTCGGAGCCCGACGCCATCGTCTTGTCGGCCATCACCCCGAAGGGCTGGTAGCGGAACAGTCGGGTGCCAGCGATCCTGCCCCAGAACCCGTCGACCCGCACCCTCGGTTTGACCAGCACGGTGTCGGCGCCGTCTTCGACCACTTCGGTGTCAAAGACCTCCGGGATGTGGATGAGCACAGCCCTGGCCCCGCCCTGCTCGGCGTCCCGGCAGATGGCGTTCAGTTGGGCGCTCTCGTCGCGGTGGGACACCACGAATTCGTCGGCGTCGATGGCGAACACCCAGTCGTCCAGGGTCGGTTGGATCTTCTCTTCCATGGCCCGCCACGCCGCCTGGCGGAACTTGCCCTCGTGTTTCAGGAAGCTCGGCACCGTGAACGGGCGTTTGGTGACGTAGCAGCCGTGGTCCAGGGCGATCTCGACGCTGTCGTCGGTGGACCCGTCGTCGTAGACGTGGATGGCGTCGAAGATTCCGCCGTGCCACTCCAACGAATGGTCGAGGAACCGGCCGGCTTCGTCCTTGATGACCATCTGGGCGATGAGCTGCCTCATGGCTAATCGTGCTCCATTCCGTCCAGGTACCCAACGGCACGAAGCAATCTGTCTCGATCGTCGAGGAAGCTACCCAACCCGAGGTTGCAACGGCAGCAGAGGAGACCGCGAACACACTTCCCACAACTCTTAGTCCCGGCACAACAGCCATGGTCATGGTCCACGCACCACTGGCGATACCGACCACCCGGATCGTCGGTACGGCAGATGGCACAGACACCACCTTGGTCAGCGAGCAGCTTCTCGAACTGCGCTCGCTCGATGCCATACCTCGACCTGACTCTGACCCAGTAGTACATCTCCGGATTTTCCCGCCGATGTGCCCTCTGGCTCCTCCAGCGATCACGCTTCTCGTCCGGAGACAGCGCCTCATAGATGTCCCGGAGTCTCAAGTGAGCGCAGTCACGACATTCGCGCTGACGGCCAGTTCTCGACTTGGACTGCCGGTTGAACTGACACGGCGCCTTCCAGCGTCTACACCCACGACAGCGAATCATCACAGTGTCAGTCATGGCTAATCATGATCCATTCCGTGCGCTTCGCACGCCCGGCGGAAATAGGCGCGGTCGACGGCGGAATTGGTGTCGACCGGGCCGCCGACCGCGCTGGCCCGGTGCCATTTGTGGACGATGCAGACCGGGCCGTAGTAGACGACCTGCCAGCCGTGGGCTCGGGCGTGGTAGCTGGTGTAGGTCTCGTTCCAGTAGTGCGAGGTCGGCAGGAA